AATGATAGGTAGGGGAAAGGGGGTTATTTGGTTTGTTGGGGTGTATTAGGCTTATGGTGGGGTTTTAATCTTTGGTTGGGGTAATGTGTTCAGGGTTTGGTTATCTTCTGTTTTTGGGGTGTTTTATATTCTAATTTGCACAATCGAAATAAAGCCTATTTAGAGCCTTATTTTCAGGACTTATCTAATTTATTATACTTACCCTTACCTATTGGGAGATAGGGGAAATTTGAAGATATTTACTATTTTTTATATTTATAATATACTGATTATCTATACGACCTTAAAGAAAGATTAAATTTTAAAAATACTTTACCTAATTTGCACTATTGATACTTAGAATGATTAGGTTTGTATAAATTATTCATTAAAACATTATCAATTATGCAAAGCAGGATTAAAATTATCAGTAATTCAGTTTTAATAGCTGAATTTAACGATTGTCAACTTAGACAAGAAAACAATATATTTTGGATGCTTAGTCCTAAAACTGGCATACATTCTATTACTGCCAATACCTTAGATAATAGAGTATTGATACATTGGGATGGCTTTAAAATTAACCAAAGTAGAAACTAATTACCCCTTACCTACTAAGATTAACCCCTAACAAGATAACACCATTAACCAATAAAATAAACCAATTACAAACCAAATAAACAAACACCACCATGAAAAGTACAAATGTAAACTTCAAAGCAGCATTGCAACAAGACAATGTATTTGTTAATTCAGAATTGAAAAGCCTTTCTGAAATTAGCGGGATGCCTACACGTAAAGGACTGGAAAAAGTCGTAATAAGCGAAGGCAGCATAGTAAATGTAGTATCTAACAGTTACGGGCATTTGCCTAATGAGCAATTTTTTGTGGAAGTAGAACGAAAATTGATTGATGCAGATATCAATTATGACATTCGCAGTATTAACCGGGAAAACAGATCATTTGCAGTAGATTATATCCTGAATGATGAAAGCCTACATATTAACATTAAAAACGGCATGGATAAGATTAAACCAATGCTACGTTTTACTAATTCCTACGATGGCAGCGCAAAGACTTCAGGACATTTTGGTTTTTTTCGTGAAGTATGTTCTAATGGCTTACACGTAGCACATTCAGAAATAGGCTTTTCTGTTAAGCATAGGGGAGATATTGCGGAGATAGTATTACCTGAAATTAGCGGGCTTGTTCGCACGTTTATGAATAATGAGTTTTACGAATTGCAGCGCAAATTTGAAGTATTGGCAGAAACACAGGTTTCTAATATTCAGGACTTTGTTAAGTCAGTATGTGCAAAGACGGCTTTATTTCAGTTTGAGGCAAGCGAAAAGAACCCCGACCCATCATTAAATGCCCGTTTGGTAATGGATATAATTAATAGGGAAAGCAGCGTATTAAATACCCGCCCTAACCTTTGGCTCGGTTACAATGCTTTTAATGAAGTATTGCACAACAAATTAAAGAAAGGGTTTGAGGCTCAAAAGCAGACCGATAGCAAGATATTTAGTCATATACTGGAAATGGCTAATTAAGACGGTGTTTGTAACGTTTGGCAGTATCGTATAACTGCCTATTTAATACATTAATCTAACTAATAAACTTTATACAATGTCAACAAGAGCCGGAATAATCATTAAAGACAGTTACAACGAAGTACATTTTTACCGTCATTCAGATGGTTACCCAGATGGCACAATGCCAACCCTTAACATATTCCTTAGATGGCTTAAAGATGGTGTTATTCGTAACGATGCCATGCAAAGCGCAGGATGGTTAGTAATTATAGGGGCAATGGAATATAATACTATCCCAGAAGTTGCAAAAACTTTAGAACCTTCATACGGAGGCAGGATGGTTGAAAAATGTAATTTAGATACTTTGGATGCCCCTACTGGCTGGAAAGTTGGCAGCTACGAACCTACCACTAACGTAGGTAATCATGGTGATCTGGAATATATCTACACTATTGACTTGAATAAAAAAACCATTACCGTAAAAGAACTGTAAACTAATATTCATTAACCCAAACAAGGGAACGGGAAACCCTTTAAACCCGTATTTTTTTAAGGTAATTTTAATTTGCAGTATCACAATATATAAATAACTTCACTCTATAAATAACAACTTATGAAACGTTTATTTGAATTGTCAATCAATGGAAAATTTAGCCAGTATCTTATGCCGTCAGAAGTTAAATTACTAAGATGGGAAGATGGCATTAAATATACCCTTACTCCCGTACTTGTTACCATTGAAAAATATAATTCAGTATTAGGTAAAAACCTTTAACCCCTTAACTAACTTTAAAATCACTAATTAATCTAAAAAATAAAGATATGCAACCTACACAATTTGAATTACAGATAGAAGATTTTGTCACTATTGATGATAGTTGGGAAAATCAAGATAGCTTTTGGTGTGCTTTCCGTGAAGGATATTTCAGGAATATTAGTACAGGTAATTGTGCCTTTTGGGAGAATGATTGGTGGACTATTGGGAAAGTAACTAAGAACCAATACGGCTCATACGACTTAATCAGTTCGTTTGGCTCTAAAATGTACAAGACAGAATCCGAAGCATTTAAAGCTATCGAAAATCAATAAATTTCAATAACTAATTAATCTAACTAATTTAATAAATCTATTTATTATGAGATATACACAAGGTAACTGGAAATCAACAAGAAAAGAGGGTAATTATATTATCCATAGCGACCAATCAAATAAGGGTTGTTTAGCAATAGTTGGAACGGGGTTATATAATTCAGACCCTACACTAATTAACGAAGCAGAGGCAAACGCTAAGTTAATAGCATCTGCCCCAGAACTATTGGAAGCCTTAAAAGCAGCTTGCAAACTTATAGAGAATATGCAAGACTACATACATAGTGTGAATCCTATGCAAGCAGATAGCACAATATTAAAAGAAAAAATGTTTTCACCGTCCTATAAAAGTTCAATAGAAGCAATTAACAAAGCCACCTTATAAAGTAAATAAGATAATAACTAATTTAATAAAAAACACAACTATGTATAAGCAAATTATAAGTACAGGAAACAAAGGTTTTCAATTAACCTTTGAAAACGGGTTAACCATATCGGTACAATGGGGAGTAGGTAATTATTGTGAAAATAGGCAATATAGCGACTATTCAGCCCCAATGAAAAAGGAAATATGGGATTGTAGCACCGCAGAAATAGCGATATGGGATAAGTCAGATGTTTGGCACAACTTCGGGAGTGATACCGTTAAAGGATATGTGAGCAGCGATGAAATAGCTAAATGGGTAAGCAAAGTACAACGGGCAAAAAGTATAAAATCAATTCGTAACAAATAAAATCTAATTAACTAAAAACAAACTAATACCCTCTATTTATGGAAACGATTAATAATTGTAATAAACTAATAAAAACATTAGAAAGTACGGGTGCAACGTTAGAAAGATACCAATATGTAGGAACGGATGCAGGATACTTTTTAAGATATTCAGACGGCAAAGCGGATAAGGTACACAAAGCAACGGCAGACAAGTTTATAAGGAATTTAGCCAGTCATTGCACGATCACAAAACCATCTACTCATTTTACTACATATAAACTAAAATACTAAAAATGAATAAGGATAATAACTTTTATAAGCCTGTTCTAATTGGTTGGGTGATTGGACTATTAATATCAATATTCTATATAATAACTAAAATCTAATAAAATGCAAAATACACTAACAACAAATCAAATAAAGTCATTAGAGGATAAGATATATGATACCTTAATGATAACCCCTTTTATAGATGAAAGTGATGGAGAAGTAATGGAAAGGGGAATGGGTGAAATGGGAGAAACACACGATGAAGCCCAAAGGATAGTAAGTGAATGGATGGATGAAACTGGAATAAAAGAAGAAATAATATATGAATGTGAGATATGTAAATGGGAAGGTACAATAGGGGAAACTATCCACCGTTCAGATAGTAGCGATAGTGGATTTTATGACTATCACGGTTGCCCTAAATGTGATAACGTTATAATTGATAACCTAAGTAAATAAAACAACCATGCAACCACAAATAATAATGATATACAGCGATAATAAGAGGCTTTTATACTCAATAGATACAATGATAGGTAAAGGAACTTTTGAGGCTGAAATAAAGACTTTTGAAGGTAGAAAATACTATTCTCACAAGGGTATGAATTATGTACTTCCAAATCAATTTCAGGGGAAAGCACCAATATGTAAACTTTAATGATATTTTAATTTGCAGTATTGAAACTTACTAATAACTTCACAGTATTAAATATAAACAACATGACAACTTTAGAAGTTACTACTCAATTAAACGGGAAAACACAAAGAAAACTTTTTATAAATGGGTTACATGGTGCAATAATTTTAACCCAACCAATGTTTAAAAGGTTGCTTGACTTGAATAAATACACCGAACAAACAACCGAAAAAAGAGGAATTATAAAAACAGTTTTTACCTTTATAACCAATTAGTATGTTTTTAAAAGGCAGACCACCGCAAGAAGTAAACGGCATAAAATTAAGCTACAAAAAAGAAGTATTAAAAGTTTACCCCAATGCTAAATGGATATTTATACAACAAGGGGACTTTAAATACGGGGCAATATGGGCAAATGATAAAAGGATAAGTGAACCTGCCAAAGTAGCTTTTAAAGGATGGGAAAGCGCATATTATACCCATAAAAACAACTCATTATCCGATTTGTTCAAATACTAACCCCTAAACACCACAATTAAAATAAATAAAAAATAAGAAATGGCAAAGAAACCACAAACAAAACAAATAACAATAGCCCAATACGTAGAAAAAGCTAATCCCGCAAGGTTCAGGCAGAATAGAAAATACCCTGATAAGCCGATAACAGCACAGGCAATTAAACACAGGATAAAGAAAGGACTAATTCTTCCCGAAGTCATAAAGTACGATAGGGTTGGCTTTTCTCACATCTTAACAGTAGATATTGATTTTTAGTATTTTAATGTAATTTTAATTTGCTTTATTCAAACACAATAGTAATTTCACTTTATAAAATAACCTATGAAACTTACAGGACACCAAACAAAGACTTTACAGGTTTTACTGATAAAACAAATGGCATCTATTCAAAATAAAATAGAAAGTATTGAATGGAAACATTTAAAAAAAGAACTGAAATCAGAATTGGAATTTCTTAAAGACTTGTATCAAACTATAACTAAAAATTAAATACTAACTAACCATGAACAGTAACCTAACTTATGCAGTAGTAGCCAATGAAAATGTAGGGGGTATGCCATCCGTTGTTTCTAAAAATAGTCCTGAATTTTGGGATATGCAACAAATAGGGTACGCCATCCTGTACGAAGATACCAAACGTGGATGCTTAGATTTTCAGCACGAAATGATGCAGGAACTTAATAATATCCAATTCTTTGAAGCATGAGAACTGAACTAAGCCCCTGCGAAGCCAAATATTACGTCATGTTAAATAGCGGGGAGTTATTTAAACTTGACCCAACGTTTACTGGAATTTTGTCTGACGATTGGGATAAATGGATTGTTTACTTTAAAAAATATAATTGATATGAAACATAATTTGAAGGTAGGGCAAAAAGTATGGGTTACTACCCGACTTAGAAATAATTACGAATCAGACCCCGTTCAGGATGAAATATCTAAAATTGGTAATAAGTTTTTTTACCTTAAAAGTAATAGAAGTAAGTTTTGGATTGATACACTTGATGAAGAAAATGATTTTAATACGACTTACTTTATTTATTTAGATAAACAGGAAATATTAGATAAAATAGAACTTAGCGAACTATCAAGGGAGATAAGAAAGATGATAGGCACTTTTGGCGATTTACCCTTATCCTTAGAGAAGGTAAGAAATATATACGAAATCATTAAAAGCAGCCCCAATGAATAAGCTAACTATTGACATATTAAAAGTAATCTTAATCCTAACCATACTATTTAATCTTTAACCTATGAAACAAGATATTTTACAAGCAAGTGATAGGTGGTTACTTAATTTGGTTAAGACGGATGATAGATTTTCTGCCATTTATAGACACGGTTCATTGCAGGAATTAAAAGATGAATTAGATAAGCATATCCTTTATTCATTAAACCAATGGACTGTATTAAAATTAGACAAATTACAAACAACCATAAATAACGCTTAAACCTTAACCTATGTTCACACTACATAACATTATTACATATATAATTATTGGACTATTTGTGTACGGATGGTATCTTCTTTTCTTTGACCACGCTTATTTGGATGAAGAAGGGAACGTAATAAGTAAGAAAGATTGGAAAATACTTCGCCAACAAGACATTAAATACCATTAGACATGATACGCAAACCTGAAACAACATTAGAAAAACTATTATACGCCATAGCCTTTATATGTTCTGTATCTGTATTGGTTGTTATATTGGGATATACTTTTAAAATGTTTGGATTATGAGTTTTATTAAATTACAAAAACGAATCGAAGAAGAATTAGGTATTAAGTTAATTAATTTTGAAAGATGCTATCACGGATATTGGCAAAGAAGTAACGGTGCATGGAGTTGGAGAGCAATAAAAGAAGGTGATATTTATGATTATGGAAGTCCATTCAATGCAAAAGATTTGCTTTCAGCAAAAGAATTAACTATTTATAGTAGCCCAAGTGGTGGCGAAATTTTACCAAAATAAAACCTATGACAACAGCCCAAAAGACAGATAACCTATTAAAAGGTTTATTCGCTCAAAAATACGTAGAGGCAAGGTTAGTATTTACTGCTACTCAAAAGAAAAATAAACCAGTTAGAAAACATTATTCACCAATTTTAAAACCTTAACCAAATGGGATTTCATTTATTTGCCAAAAACTTTAAAGGGGAAGATTTTGCATACTTCCACCTAAACGATAACGATAAAGAAAGGATATTACACAAGGCTTTAGGTGTACCTACAATCGGTTTTCCTGAATGTACCCGACCATATTCAAAAGGAAAGTTATTAGACGCTAAATCCTACCTTAATAAGCTATCTAATACATTGGATGAAATAGACTTTGTACAAAAGTGTTTGACCGAAATAAACCTAACTGCTAACCCTATTACTATAACCTTTAATTAACCAAATTATGAAAACTGAAAATTTAGATTCCATGTTTGACCTTCTTGCAGCATCAATGAAACCTATTACCGACCTATTCCCACTAAATGCAATATGGATAGGTAAGATAAGATTTACTAACGGGGATATGGTAGAATTAAAAGATGGTGTTCCTGTTAAGTTTACAGAGCATCCTACCCATAGCATTGTGAAGTGCGAAGGAACGCTCAACAATAGCAGGTTAGAAATGGATATAAAGGATTTATCGGATGGAGAATTAAGTCATATTAAAATTAACTAAATCTATGAAAACAACTATTGTAATATTTATGTGTATCCTTACATCATGTGCTGTGTTTTGTGTATTGGATAATGATAATTTATTTAAGGCAGCCCCTACATACAAATCATTAGGAACGGGTACGCTTTACACTCATTATGATACAATCAATCAAAGCAAAGCAATGGATATTTTAAAAGCAGGGTATTATATGGGTGGAGTAAGACAAAGACAACATGAAGATTTGGATAAGTATTGGAAGTCTGATTCACTATATTTTGTAAAATCATTTTTTACCACTATTAAATAATCTTTTATGTACTACTCACCAAAACAACCAAAACCAATAACACCACTTGAAAGGATAATTCAGATTGTATGTTTATTACTATTGTTATTATTTCTTTTTTCACAAGGGGTAAAGGCACAAGAATGTTGGCTTAATAAAGGACATTCAGGTAGTGTAATTAAAGCAGGGGTATTAGTTGATTGGTCAGCTAAACCTATTGGTTCACTTGGATTTATAGGTACGGGAGTACATGCAGGTATATGGGCAGATAGGATAGGTTTGTTTGTAGGATATGTAGAAAGTAAATTGAATGATAGTACCAAAGCTACAAGGGATGGTGCAGTTACTATTGCAGGTAGATACTTTCTTATGGATGATAAAATACAGCTATCCCCTTTCTTTGCAGCAGGAACACAAAACTATTGTGATTATGGATTAAGAGCAGGATATAAAATAAACGATGGACTTTATATAGGTGCAGTAGGTTCAAGAATGATGCACTATGGATTGTCTGTTATGGTATGTATTTTTTGATGATAGTTTCCTATTATTAACCACTAAAAAGTAAAGCCCTTACATAGAAATGTGGGGGCTTTTAGTTTAACCAAAAACTAAACCTATGAGAAACAAGACTAAGGAACTACGATTTTTTAAACAGCCCTTTAACCGAACTAAACCAACCCGTAGCGTAACTTCTGATAACGTGAGACAATACACCTGCTACTGATATTGCTACTACTAACCACCAAAGATTAGTATTTGATTTTTTTAGCCCTGAATTGTTCTCACTAATTGTTTGGATAATACCATCCTTTGTTGCCGAAGTTCTTTTTTCTGAATTAAGGCTATCGGTTAAGTTATTTACTCTTGTTTGGTCAACCTTTGTTTGAATGATTGTTTTGGTATTAGTGATAGCTTCTTGTAAGTTCTTTACTGTAATACCCAAGCTATCTGCATATATTGATATGTTATCTATTATGGTATCAAGTATTTTTTCTTTGAACTGGATTGTTTTGATTGGGATAAATACTTTCTTTTCTGCTACTAAAGTATCGGTATGGAATATGATACTATCCTTTATAATTGGGGTAATGCAAGGGTGGATAGCTAACCAATTTGCACCCGCTTGTGCGAATGTACGGGGAGTAGAAACCGTTATTCCGTATGCTTTGTCTTGCTTTCGTACTGCCCGTTTTTCAGCATTACACCCACTTAAAAACATAGACATTATAAAAAAGAATGTAGCTATTAGGAGTATAAAAAAAAGACCCCATTTAACTACAAAAGGATTAAGGTCAGGCTTTCTCATAATGGTTTATTTTCTTCTGTTTTTTTAATTTCTTGTGCAGAAGTAAATGGTAGAGATTTGGCATCTGTAATTTTTAATGGCTGTCCATTAACGGAATCACCTGTTGTTTTACTTTGGGTTGTTAAGGCAGACATAATAAACATACCTGTACTTACTGCTGCAATGAATTTATTTTGCAATATAGTTACTGAATCAGGTAAGGTAATACCGAAGTAAGCACATGCTTCGGGGATACCTGTAATAGCTGCTGCAATAGCAGTTATTGTTTGCCATATCCTGAAAAACTTTGGGGACTTAGTGAAAAAACGTTGCAGTAATTCCTGCAAAAAAGCGATTAACATATTAGGTTGCTGTTGCATAGTTTTGTTTTTTAAGATTAATAGAATTTTTTATGCCTATTGAAAATATTAGTTAGCTTATCTACTGCTGAACCGATTACTACCCTATCTTCATCAGTAGCTTCTTCTCTTACTGTACTTGCCACTGAACAATAAAATACTTTTGAGTGGTCTTTTGTAGTCATTAGATGGTATATCTTACATGATTTTACCCCTTGCATTAAGTAAATATCTTTCAATCGGCAAGGTGACATATCATGCGTTTTCACTTTTACGCTTCCTTCCGAAAGCATCTTACTGAACATATCATAATAATTAGCATCTGCTTTCCATCGTTGTATTTGGTCTATAATTGGTCTTATTTCAACCCCTTCGTCATGGGTTATTTTTTCATATTGAGCAGTAACATATAAGTTTTTTCCCGCAGCTAATACCCCTGCACTATCTTCCCCTACAAAAACCATAAACCTATTATAAAAAGTTGTGTTCACTACATGTTCCATAATTCGGTGTACATCACTTATATCCTTTGTATTTTGTGCTAAGTCTACTTTCGTTTCGGTCTTACGCTTCCAATAACTTATCCCCTCCTTCACGACTATACCCATAGCACTTCCCGCAAAAAATTCAGATAGCGAAAAGTCCATATTTTTAAATGTTAAAGTTGACATTGCTAAGTTATTGCATTTTTTACTCATAATTGCATTCCCCTGTCGGTGAAATCACCCTATTTTTATAGTATAACTACTACATATTATTTGCTATTGTAATACAATTTAAGAAGAAAAATAAAACTAATAGCAAATCCACAACCTATAATAAGCCCTGAAAATACTATTAGTAACTTATGATACCATTTCATTTCTTTTCCAGTTTTATGATTCTCTGTAATAGTGCATCGTACTTATCTTGTAAATCAGCAAATTTCAAATCATCTTTCTTACTTTTTTCCTGTAAAGCCTGAATGGTTAATGAAAGTAAAGCCCTATCTGCTAATGAGTAGTATCCATCCTTCCCTGTTGGTGCAAACTGTTCGCCTAATGCGTAGTGTACACTATCAGCAAATAGACCGAATTGTTTTACTTTTTGTGCCTCTATTGGTAATTTACTTTTTTGATTGTAGTTCCAATATTGAGGTTTATTTATTTTCATTACGGCATCTAAAGCACTTCCATTAAAATATCCATGTTTAGTCTTAACCCTACTATCAGAAATAACAGATAGTACCCCTGCGGTAGCTTGTACTGTTCCTGTTCCTAATGTATTAATAGTAGTATTCGCTGTGGTTGCTGCGATAGTTATACCGGGAGTAATTGATGCTGCTGAACCTGCTGTTCCCGATGCTGCTACCCCTAATTGAATACCCCCACCTGAAAAATAAACACGCCCTATTGTTCCTGTTCTTGTATATTTAAACCCCCCATTATAATAAATGTTATCCCCTATCCAAGCATCATTTAATGAATAAGACTGAATACCAATAGAACTAAAATCCATTTGCAGACCCGTAGTATTTGCGGGTAGTACACCGATAGATGTTATGTTTGTTTGGGCTGCTGTTGAAAGTGTACCACCTAAGGTATTTGCATTGATTATATTTCCTGTAATTATACCATTGAATAATGAAGTATCATGTACCCCTTTTTGGTTGATAGCATACATATTCTGCACATTACTTTGAATATCTGAACTATCTCTTAAATTATCAATTTGTAATCCTGCATAAGTTGTTATCTTATTACTTACTGTTGTTCCACCAAATAATTGTGCAGGTGGTTTTATATGGAATCCAACTGCATTAGCTATTGTTCCTGTATTAGCAAATAACCCCCAAGCTACTGATGATGCAATAGGGCTACCACCACTTACTGAACCTGTATTGTTCATAAATAGTGCATTTACATTTGCCCCGTACACACTTTTATAATTAAGGTTATACGATGCTGCTGAATTAACAGACATCGAATTATACCCACCTGAATATAAATTTTGTGTGTTATCGTCTGATGTCACACCCCATAAATTAAGTTCCCCGTTCACCCCAAATTTTGAACTATTATTTATTTTTTTAGTGTTAGAAAAGACCATTGAGAATGTACTATCCGTTACTATTGCATTTTGACTTAATAACCCACCTAATCTCAATGATTGACCTAATTTAGTTAATCCACTACCTGCGTAATTTACATACGGAGAAAGCATTAATGATGTATCTGTTTTACGTAATAAGTTAGAAAGCATAGAAGCAGTATCACTCAAATTTAACTTACCTAATAATAGGGCAGTAACATTAGCTTTAGTAGAAAGAGTGGTGGTAGTATCTGCTGCAATAGTTCCCGTAGATGTAATAGTTCCACCTGTAATACCACTACCTGTATTTGTTGCTATGCTTGTAACTGTTCCCGAAGGGCTTGCAGTAATAACGCTATCAACGTAAGACTTATCTACCTTTGTATATGTTCCAAACTGCGAATGTTTATTATTATCATAACTATCAATACCGTATGATGTTACCTTTTGCAAACTATCTACGGTTGACCATAACCCAAAAGTTCCATCTGATTTACTTGTGTACTGCTGTAATTGTGCTGCCCCTGTGTATTGGTTGTATAAAACGGTTTTAAATAACATACCTGAAAGCCTATTAGCACCTAACCCATTGGGAGAACCCATCTCAAAAATAGTTTGAACGCCCGGTGCTACTGTCGTATTATTCCAAATAAAAAAGGCATCTGAATTAAATAACGCCCTCCCTCTTAATTGTGCAGCGTCTGTCGAAGGCCATGATGTTGTATTATACTGAAATGAACCAATGGTAGGGTGATTATAAATTGGTATACTATCTAACCATCCACCTGTTTTAAATCCTGTTGCATAACCAACAGGGGCAGAACGTGACTTATATCTACCACCAATATCAATAATGGCTGTGTTATCGTTTGATAATAAAGCCGCTTTGTAACTGGCTGTTCCTATTTGTAAAGAGGACATTTTAAACCCTACAATGGAATCGGTAGTAGTAGCTGCCATGTGAGGAGTGTAATTATACCCGTTTAGATTTGTGAAATTCAATGCTACTGAACTATCACTCGGTGTTACCTGCACACCTATTGCATGGTCACGCAAAGTAGTTGACCCTGTAAAAGTTGTACTAAAATCAGCACTTGCATAAGGCATACCTGTTACTCTCCATTTATCTCTAACCGCTATACCGTGACCTGATTCGATTAAATCATCATTGTAATCTGTACTTATATTTAATCCTGTTTGAGTAGATGTATTAGATGAACCCGATAAAGTTCCTACTCTTATTGTTGGGGTGTATAATGTAGGTCTTGTTGTTGCCGTAAACATTCCTACTGTTGCATCCCTGCTACTTGTATTACCATTTGTTAAAACCCTATCTAATGTTACCCCTGCGAGCATTGCTGCTGTATCTGAAATTAACACATAAGGCAATGCAGGTATATCACCTGCTACTAATGCACGAAATGTTGGTTGTGCTGCTGCACCTGATGTAGCAGAAGCAAACACTTTATTAGCAGTTTGATTTGCTAACGTACCAACAAATGTTCCTGATGTAGTTATTGGCGAACCTGATACTGTAATAAAAGAAGGCAATATTAATGCTGCCGATGTTAATGTACCCGTTCCTTTTGTACCAATTACTGTTCCTAAACTATCTATTTTTTTCTTTGTTAAAAGCCAAGAAGTATATCCACCTGTAAGGCTATCTGATATAGCTAACTTAGTTTGTATTCTACCTTGTATTGCACTTAATGAATCAGTAAATCTTAATACCCTTGTGTACCCCGTAAGCATATTAGCAGTATCAGATATTTTAAGTCTGTTACTCAACATATACGCTGTATCACTTTTACGTAAATAAGGTGCTACTAATGATGCCGTATCCGTGTATCTTTCTATACCACTTAATGTTGCACCATTACCATAGAAATTTGTTGCTGTAATATTACCGCTTGCATTTACTGATGTAGGAGTAATATCACCTAAACTTAATGTAAGATTTGGTGTGGTTGTTGGCGTAGCTACTGAACCTGAAATACCATTTGCATTTGTAAAAGCAAAGGAACTTACCCCTGTAACGGAAGCCGTAATATTTGCTTGTAAGCTATCTGCTATTTGACGCATCCTTTTCCTTGTAGTCAATCCGTCTGCCCATGATGTATCAATAGTTCCTACGGGTGTAGTAGTAGCATTTGCAAAGGATAAAGCACCTGTACCTGAAACATTTGTTACTGTACCATTTTTAGCATTGCCACTTCTTAAATACCCACTCATCATATTAGTAGTATCACTTATCTTCAAACGGTTAGCTAACATATTAGCAGTATCAGATATTTTCAATCTGTTTGCAAGCATATAGGCAGTATCAGTTTTTCTTAAATATGGCAATAACATTGTTGATGTATCTGCTACCAAAACATAAGCACCGCCGCTACTTGTCGCAAATTTATTCCAACGATTAGGGTTTAATGTTCTTACCCAAACATCACTACCTACTAATATAAGACTACCATTGTATGCTGCTGCACGACTAAAATTAGCTGCTGTGGTATCTGCAAAACTATTTTTAGGAAGTATTAATGCTGAATCCCCCTGTAAACCACCCTTGCTATAATATAAAGTAGTAGCTGCACCTACTGATAGCTTATTAATAAAAGTATCTAAAGAAGAAGTTGGCATTTTACCAACTCCACTCTTAAAAGAAAATAAAGCTACTGCTGCTAAAATAAAACTTAGTAGTATTAATGTTTTTTTCATTGATTGTATTATTTAAACAGGCATGAAGCCGAATGATGTAATTATGTCGCCCGTTTGTAATGTATATCCTGTTAATGAGAAATCGAATACGCCTGAAAGTGGGTTAAATGTAAACTGATAACCCACTTGGAATACTGATTGATTAATAACCACTTGGTTAATATCTTCAAGCCCCACCCATGCTGTACTGCTTATAGTCATAGAACCTGATTCACCTACTGTAACTACATGAGATATAGGAAAAGGTGTTAATCCGCTTCCCGCAGGTGTTGTAGCAACTATTCCACCGCCACCTAAGTTTAATACTCGTTGTGCTTCAAAAGCATACCCACCACACATAGCAAAAAGCTGATTACTCATTGCAGTTAAATCAGCATTACTTGAATCGTCTGTATTAATATCATTTACTACTTGCTGTGATATATCAATTTTCAATGGCAATAATAAATCCTTTTCCAAGCCCTGTTCGATTGCTTGAATAGTTAAGGATACACAAACTTTGGCGATATTTAGTGTGTTTGCTATTGACATCAGAAAGCGAGTTGAGGATTATCTATATAAAATTTAGCCTTATTATTTCCTAATTGTGCCAACGTAATGTCACTCATTAATGTTACGGCTTCGTTAGCACCATTGATATACGTTGTGATATTAGAGTAAACATTAAAGAAGTTAGCGTTATCTAATTGTTTAGGATTAGTAGCTATTGATTTGAATAGTTTTGCTCTATATGTTCTTGCGTAAGCATTAAATTCTGCAAGTATTGTTTTTTGATAAAGTATTGTACTTCCCCCTATCCAAAATACTGTAATGTTTAAAGCATAGTCTTTATCCATACAATCAATCGTAATAGCTGCCCCACTTGCTAATGTCCAGTTTATTCCATTCCCTGAATTTCCTGTAGGAGTTAAATAACTACCATCATTTGTTTGTACATATACATACCTTCCCGTAATTGCACCATCGCTTCCAACGCTTGTATCGGAAAGACTAAATGCGGAAGGTGTCGTAATATTAGCTGTTATGCTAAAGTTTTGCGTAAAACTCATAATGGTAATTTTTAAACCTACCCAACTTTTACATTGGGTAGGTAGTTATCATTTAAGCCATTGTTGGCTGTAATTGCTTTTTAATTAAATCAAAAACATCTTTACCATTTTGTGCTGAATTTACCCATGATGTAAGTTTTTCAAGTAATTCAACACCATCTTTTGTTTTGATAGTGGTTAATGTTTCTGTACCCATTGATACTACTCCTTTTGCATCTATTCCAATGATACCTGCTTCCATTGCTTCTTTTAAAGTTGCTTTGGTTGCTTTCTGTGGGTCGTCATAGATAGTAAGGAATAAATCAGGGTTAGTACGTGCTAATTCTCCTACTGCTGCAATTCTTTCGTCTGCATCGGTATAGCTTCTGTTAATAGAACGTAATACTACTGCTGCATCATCGGCATTAATACTAATAGCCAAATCAACTGCTCTACGGAATTTGGTTAAATCTTTTGTTTTCTTTTCTGCTTCTTTTTTGAAATCAACCAATTTAAATAATGGTTGAATTGATTTATTAGGACATGGTGAACCTTCTCTTTCGGGTGAAAGCATTAATACTTCGTAAAGTTCTTCATCTTCAATTCTGCCACCAACTAAATCAAATTTACCTGTAAAGAAACCATCCCCAAATCCTGCTACATACATTTTAGATTTGGTAGGCTTATCCTCAACCCAATCTTCTGCTAATACAATGTCAACATAACCACCTACTTCTTTTCCTGTACTATCTTTCTTGTACTTGTCAAAGATTCTGAATTGTGTTTGTAATTGTTTCTTACCAAACAACATTGGATTCTTTTTCTTATCATCATCATCGGGGTTAGGTCTGCCATTTAGCATTTGAAATGTTGCCACTTGTTCGGGTGCTAATACAGGTATTTCTGCTTTTAGTTTTTCAGAAATGTTGTTGAAGTCTTTAACTGTTTTCATACGTTATTTTTGTTTTATAAAAAAAGGGGAGAGAGTATTTCATCCCTCCCCTATGGTTACTAACTAACTTGCTGACGTAACAAGAATGAAGGGGCTAAGATTTCATTACCTTGTTTGGTAGTGTAAATCATTTTCCACTCCTGAACTGTTCCGTTAGGATTAATTGGAGATAATGCACCGCTATGGGTTTCACCAATCATTTCACTACCGTACAAATTCTGTGCAGGTACATAACGAATCTGCATTGCAGGTTCAAAACCACCGCCCATTACCTTAACGCTTGCGTTGTATGGCATGTAGTACAGAGATTTTGAGATAACTACTTCGGAGAACATATCAGGGTTATCCAAAATAGGCATTGTCATGTAGTGCAGTGAATAACCACCATAATCCACTTTATCTACTTCCAAATCCAGTTCTTTTCCGTCAATGTTAAGACGTACAGAAGTTACCCCTGAAGAACCAAGATTTTTCCAAAAAGTATCAACTTTTCTACGGGCTTTTTTACCACCAACTACTAAGTAGTCAGTAGGTGCTTTCAATGCTGTAAGGTTATCCAAAGCATCGTCTACTGCACCAATGGTATAAGCACCACCACCTGTATTAAGGGTAGTACCGTATAATTCGCAATACTTATCAGTACCTCTTGTGGTCTGTACTGCACCGCTACCACCACCACCTGTTACGATGTTTTGGTCAACTAAGTAAGGGTTGGTATCAGAGAATGAAGTAACTGAAATATCACCACCGATAAATGCAGCATTAACTACTCCTTTAAGTTTCAATTTCTTCTCAATGTGGTCTTTAACTACCCATTTAGGTTGACCTTCAAAGTCTACCTCTACGGTAGCTGCATTTTGAACGTCTGTAATTTCAGATGTTACAGAGAAAATTTGATACTTGTTAGAGTAACGGGTTAATCCGAAACGCTCGTTTGATGGAGCATCACTTCTTTCACCCATTGCAACTGAAAATACAGCTAATTTATCTGCTGCTGTACAAACGATGTTTGCACCTGCAACACTCTTAACTGTGATAGTATCAACCCCTGATGAAGTAGATACTGCATACACGATACCCACATTATTATCTGTGAATTTCAGCAAGTCCTGAACTTTAGTTTGACCTGATGTAGCTGCTGTCAATACAAGAATAAGAGTAGTTGTTCCACTACCACTTGTTACTGATGTAACAGTTACTTTTTTGAATACGCTTTCATTTACGAAAGTGTAGTAAATTGGTTGACCTGTGGCGATTACTTTTTTTCTGTCGCCCCAGTTCATTATGTCTGTTAAGTAGTCCTGATTGTTTACATCGGCTACATTTTTGTTGATTTCCCTTGTATCAATTACAGGGTCAACGGCAGACACATACGATTTGGTTATATTACCGTAACTTGACATTTGATTTTTAGTTTAAATTGTTTACTAATTACCCATGTGCTGTTTTAGCGTACCTGTTCCTTTAATAACAAGTCCTTTACTTACTCCATCACTTCCGGGTACTGAACCTATTGGACGCTTCGCATTTTGACCTTCTTCTACCATCATCTTTTTTCCTAAAGCGATGCCGTAGTTTACTAAGTCCATGTTGTAATTTGGATTTGCGGCATGCAGGGCAATTTCTTGTAACTTTTCTACGTCAGGCTCTCCCTGCTTATTAGATGTTACTGCTTGCCATGTCTTACCATCCAACAACATTTGCATAAGCACTTCGGGCTTGTCAATATTGAAATTGAAAGAACCTTTTTCACCTAACTTGACGGCAACTCTCTTGCTATTAATTAGGTTTTTGGTTGCTTCGTGGTTGTCATAAAATGACTTAACCTTTTCAAATTCTGCCATCTGTGCTTGCTCGGCTTCCAACTTTATTTGTTCTAAATCAAGTGATTCTTGCTGTTTCACTTGTTCAGGCATTTTAAATTTCTGCTGATACTCAATTCTTGCTTGCCTTACTTTACGGGCATCTGCTTTCATTAGTAACTCTCCATCTTCTCTATCTTCATCGTCTGCTAAATCAGTTTGGTTATACTTTTTATTAAATAACCTTTGTAACTGTTGGTTATTAGCATCGGGGTATTCTTTTCTTAATTCATCAATAATTAAATCTGCATCGGGTATTTTATTCCAATCAATTCCTTTTGCTGCTATATAATCAGAAGCATCCCCACCACTATTAATATACTCATTCAATTCAAGTGCGAAGTCTGATATACCTGCTGCTTTGGCTAACTCTTTTTTATCTACCGTCTTAACAATATCCTGCCAATTAGTTGACGGTGTTGCAGTAGTTGTTTCTGTTTTTTCTGATACCCCTGTTTGGGTAGGTTCTGTAAATTCAGGTATGGTAAAAGTAGAAACGTTTTCTTCTGCTTCGGGTGTAATTACGGGTGCTTCGGGTACTACATTATTTTGTAAATCACCTTCGGGTGTTACTGTTGTAGTTGACGCTTCGGGTATTACTGTATCTTGCGTTTGTTTTGTTTCTTCTGCTTTTACTAAATCTGAAATTGTCATATATTTTTAGTTTGATTAAGCTGTTTTTTTCTTAGCAGTTTCTTTTGCTGTGTTATTATCCATTTCAGTCATTAGTAAATCTGCCTGTCCTTTCAAATGTGTACCTGCTAAATGACTACCTGCTGCTATATGTGCTGCTTCTTTTTTAGCTTCTGCCTGAATTTGATTACCTACTGTTTTGGATTCTGCTTGTATTTGTGCTTCTGTTTGGTCACTTGTTTTCTTCATCATTTCAGTCTTATACATCCACTCACCTTTCAAGTTTTCTATTTGTAATGTGCCTTGTGTTTGCATCATTATAGTCTGCTGCCTCATTTGTTCAATCTGCATAGCTATCTGTGCATCCCCTTGTTGCTTAACTTGGGTCTGTTGTAGTGCAAATTGCTGCTGCTGTTCTTGACGTTTTTTAACCCTGTAAGCAAGTAATTTTGCAGCCTGTTTTAAGTTGGTGCAAGTCATTACTGTTATCTTATCTGCGGGGTCTATTAAGCCTTGACTATCCTTTAAATTAAGTTCAGCGATAAGCTGTTGTCTTTCTTCTGCTGTTGGTACTGGATTAACAAATATTCCAAATTCAGATAATGCAATGTCGGGGCTAATATTCAAGAATCTAACTGTACCTGTACCCAATGCTTTTACGTACCCTTCAACCTTACCTAACTTAACTGCTATCTGTATGTTCTGCATGATACCATCATAATGCTTACCCAATAATTTCCTATCGGCATCCATTATCATGTATATGGCATTGTTTGTTCCTTGATTAGCAAGTTCTAATCCTGTGGTAAGCATTTTTGCGTTAGGTGAACTACCGTCTGTAACTTCATTCAACCCTGATATATCTCTCATTTGTTGAATAGAGAAACGCAAATCTTCGTATAGTTGTGTAAAGGCTTGTAATTGTCCTGATGGCAATATTGCTGCGGGGTTATAGTTGGCTTGCTTACCACTAAATACTTCACCACTTCTATAAACGAACACGTTATTTTCAAACATGAAGTTTACGATTTCTTTTGGTGTCATATCTTCCCCACCCTTACCCAATGCTACATTCTCCAAAGCATCCAAATCCAATGTAATTAAGTACGGGATAAGTTTTGCTTTAAGGTTCTGTAAACGCATCCATGTTAATTGGTAGTTATCTTGAATAGGTATAAGCCTTTCAGTAATACCACTAAACATCATTTTATTAAAGTTCCATGCGTAGCAATGGTAGTTAAGTTGTGTATCCCACCATGAAGAAAGTTTACGTGGTTGGTTTTCTGCTTCACCATAATCATAGGCAAAATCTGTTCCTACTATCCACTTAATTTTATACTTTACTTTTTTGGTAATGTTCATGTATTTAGGTGTAGCTGAACCTTGTTTCTGTGCAGAATCTTCCATTGGTGCTAAGTATTCTGCATCTTCTTTTGATTGCCCACCCTTTACAAATTGCAGGTTTTCGTAGGCTGTTTTACCAAACCTTTCATTACCCCTTCCGTCTATTTCATCCTTATAAACGTATGTGTTCCATGTGATTAACTCAAGGTCAAAAACAAGTACCTTAAAGCTATCCCAAAACCTATCTACTGTTGGTGTGAAGGATGCAGGATTACCCCATTTACCTGCTATATTTTTGCATATATAAATTATTTGGTCACGTGTGAAAAAAGGTACTAAGTCATTAACTTGTACCTGTATTCCTTCTCCCATGTGTACTGCATCCGAAAAGTTTCTGTTTTGGCAGTATGAAATAACAAGATTTTCAGGTTTTACTGCCCTGAATTTCACCATCCCATTTTCATCAATCCATTGCTTATACCCTGCAATACCGAAATCATACCAATCTTCAATGGTGCTTTTGCGGTATTCTTCGCTATCGTTTTGTTGGAGAATTAATGTTATGGCTTGTTCGGCTTCCATTTCCATTTCGGTCTTGTAGCCATATTCCATATCTATTTGTAGCTGTTCTTCATCTTCGGGTTCACCTGTTTGAGCCTTTAACATTGGGTGTTGGGCTAATTCCTGATTACCTGCTTGTTCTGCTGCCTGACGCATCATTATTTTAACCTTCATCTTGTTAAAATATTCATCTTCTATGGTACGTGACATTGGGTCTACTGCACTTGCCTGTACATCGTACATGACCTGCATTATCTTTGAAATGGCTATTTCTCTGAATTTTGAAAGGATATTAGCTACTGACCAATCTAAATTAAGCCATGTATTATCTTCCTGTTCTGTTCCTGTAAGTATCTTTCTGTATTTGTTAATAGGCTGCTTACCTAATGAGTAAAGCCTTATTTCAGACATTTTTTGGTTACCTATTGTCGCCTGATTGATTGACAATGGTTGGTAACCTTTACGGTCATAAAAAGCCGCATTTGCGTATTTTATAAGCCATTCAAGCCCCTTTTTGCGGGGGTCTATCGAGGCATCAGGGTAATTATAAGGGGACGTACTTGCCAATGGGAAATAGTGTTTCCCGAAATTAATGTTATTTTAAGGTTTCTTAAAGTTTTTTTTAATCTTTTTTTAAAAAAAGTTGCCTTAATGTTAATTTTTAGTGTAAAGTACCCTGTTTTGGAGAAGGTTATCGTAGGTTTCGTCCTTACCTGTGTTTGATGAGTAGCCACCATATTGAATTGCTACCATAGGGTTACATACATGATAATCCCCTAAATTAGCTAATGAGTTGTCTATATGGATGTTATCGGGAGTAGAAAGGAAAGTGGAGTAGAACTTACAATGGATAATATAGCAATGTAATGCTGTGAATGATTTTACGGTATTGTCGGGTAAAATATCCCCTAAATAAATACCACCTAAGTAAAGGTCAAATGATTTTGGTTTGTTGGCTAAGAAGTAATCCCATGCACCAATATCTGTAAATTTAATGTCGTCCTCGAAAATTATAGTAAACTCCAACCCTTGCTCTAAGGCATCTTCAACTATCATTTTATGAGATAAATTGATTGCTTTCACTACTGAATCCTTATCGTGTTTACCTTCCCATATTTTGTAGTCTGATATTCCCTGCTGCTCTAATTCTTTTAATAAAATTGGTATTCTTGGGGAATGACCACCATGTAGTATTTGCGGAATATATTGTCTTACCATTCATTCTTAATTTTTGATTGTATAATAAATATCCATGTGTTTCCATTGTACCAACTTTTGAACATCTATCTTTATGGTATTCATATTCAGGGGCTTTTGAATTACACCAAAGTCTTTTCATTACATTCGGAATACTTGTAGTAAATGAAAAACCGTCACCACCGCCATTTTCAACTAAAACATAATATGGCTCAATGACATGGGAATGACTTGCTACTTTTACTTTCAATATATCACCATTTTCAAACATCATTTTATATATGTTTTAATCTTTCGTACTTTTCTGATGCATCATGTAAATTCAATGTTTGAATAATCCTATCCTTTACTCCCTCATAGGTACATAACCACCAATATAATTCTTCCATTCGTTTCATTTTTTGATTAATGGTATATTGGGAGAAAGACGATAATATTTCGGGTAAAATTGCTATTTCATCAGAACGAACTATAACACCATACTCACTAAAATCTTTACCGTAAGGTATCATAAATTCATCAGATACATATACTGGAATAGAATAATTATGTATTGCTTCAAAAGTTCTGAAACTTGGCAATCCATATCCTCTTGGGCAAATAGTAAATACTGATTCAGCCATTATTTCAAAATAATCCTGTGGTCTAAATTGCTCGGTTGAAACGAAATACTCTTTTCTATTATTTAATGCTGAAACTATTTCATCCCTTATCGGATGTGTCCGACTTCCTATAAAACTTGCTTTATATTTTTTCTCTTTAATTAACCTATCCCCCATCTGTCCTATCAATGGTATAACATAAGTAGGTTTTTGTTCAGGTAATCTATAAGACATACCAAAGGTTACTATATCTAAGTCTTTGGTATCAATTAAAAGTCCATCGTCATACTGCCATACGCACCAATACTTTTTACTTCTATCTAACCCATCAAAGAACTCTTGTAGTTTGTATATACATTCTCTATCTTGTCCGTAAGAATTATTTACGTGGTATGCAGTAATGTGTATTGGAATAAACTCACGTTCTAATTCGGGCAATGTTTGTTGCGTTAGCCATTCCTCAAAGATAAGTTTATTACTTTCGGGATAGTTGGTATTGATATGTGGCTTTAGGTAATCAGGTACGTATATCATATAAGTTTCTTTTTGCAGTACAAGGCATCCGACCATGCCCCACCAACTAATTCACCTGTTTCAACTCTTTCGTAATCCCAAAGAAATTCATCTATTTCTCCCACTAATGCACAACCTTGATAAGTTTCTACTGAATTAATTTCTGAAATTATATAATCGAATTGTTGTAAGTAATTGCCCATTCCTTTTAAAACTTTCAACTCACTTCCCTGAACGTCAAGCGATAATAAGTTCAGCCCTGATATATCCATTTTCAATGAACTAATCAAAGTATCAAATCTATCAGTAACTAACCTTATAGTATCAATAAAAGTTACATTTGGGTGAATAATTTCATGTACACCGAATTTAAGCATACTTGAACTTTGGGATTCATTATCTGATATATTAAATGCAACTACTTCGCCATCGGTATCACTTAAACAAGACTGTAATGCACTTTGTTTTGGGAAAGGCTTTAAATTATCAATTAGTTGATGTGCTACAATAGGTATAGCTTCTACCCATAGCACTTTGCCATTTATTAGTTCATCATATATAAATCTTTCTTGTCCTGCATTTGCACCTAAATGGCAAACACCTGTAATATTCAGGTTATGCTTTGCAATTAATTCTTTAAATGGTAGCATCATATACTTATCCGTTTACTTGTTTTGAAATCCAGTTATAGGTTGACCGTAACCCATCAATCAATTTTGTTTCAGGTTTCCATCCTAATTTCTGAAATATTAATTCGTTATTGCTATTACGTCCTCTTACTCCTTGTGGTTTGGTTAAATCATGTTCTATTTTTAAATCCTTACCTGAAAGTTTGATAACCATTTCAGCTACCTGATTAACCGATACTAATTCATCACTTCCAATATTTAACGGTTCAATTACATTGCTATCCATCAATTTCATTATACCTGTAATACATTCTGAAACGTGTAGGAAAGAACGTGTTTGCAATCCATCACCCCAAATAGAAATAGTATCACCGTTTTTTGACATAGCACATTTTCTACATATAGCGGCAGGATACTTCTCTTTACCACCATCCCATGTTCCTTCTTCACCAAAAATATTATGGAAACGTGCAATTCTTATATCTAACCCATGTTGTTCATGTGCTGCCTGATACATTATTTCTGATTGTAGTTTCTGCCATCCATACACTAAATCAGGCATTGCAGGATAGGCATATTCTTCTTTCAATGAAACATTATCCGTTGTTTCTTGTTTGTACATATTATACACGCAAGCTGAACTACTATAAAACATTTTTGTTTTTTTCAATGCACCACCTAACCCAAACAAAACTCCTTGTAAAACATTTGAAACTATTTGGGTACTTCCAACCATTATATCATAACTATGAGAACTATCCCCGATGTATCCCATACCACCCATCAAACAGGCTAAATTATATACTTCATCAAAAGATTCTCTACTGAAATAATTTTGAACATCTTCTGATTTTCTTAAATCAATTTTACTAAAATAATCAGGCTTTTCATATTTAGGTTCTACTATATCAATGCCATAAGTAACATACCCCATTGTTTTGTTAAAATGTCTTATTAAGTGAGAACCAATAAAACCACTTGACCCCGTTACCAATATTTTTTTTATCATTTTATATAATTTAAAAATTCTTTATAAACGTATTGAGCGTTAGCCTTTAGTTTTTGTTGTTCGGAAGGGTAACGTATTTCAAATCTATCTCTCCATTCTTTATCCCATACTTCTTTTATGTGTACAGGTATTGAAATTATGTAATCATCAACAATGGTATTGTAATGATATGGGAATAGTGTTCTTAGTGTGTTCATTATATCATCAAGTGAAGCCCATTCATTAGCATTACAAGGGTATGGTGTACTTCCTATAAATAAACGTAAATCATCAATTAATAATATAGCATCATCCCCGTATTTACTTATTAATTTTATTTCTTCAAGTACAGGACATTCGGGAATATCACTTGTGTTTGGTACATCATCTGAATAGTGTGCATCAAGAAAGAAAAGAACGAATTGTTGCTTTACATTATTTTCTGTTAAGTTACCTTCCGTTTGTTTTAGTTCATTTAATTCTTCAATTATATCAGGTAACAATTCAACACTTTGCCCTATTAAAAATTCAATATTTTTTGGTGCATCTTTTATTGCAGGTCTATCACTTATTAATTCTATGGTAGTGCATTTTTTAAAGTATGGTGCTGCATCCCTTACTGATTGTCCATTAGCTGTACCCGTTTCAATTAAGTAAGGAATACTATGCTTTTCAAGCAGTGGTAAAATTAAATACATTGGTATGCTACCTGTATCGCATCCGTTTGTTTTATAACCCATAATTATTCTTTTATAAAGTAAGCACCCATATTTTCAGGTCTGCCATCTTCGTGTATTTCTACTATTCCATGTCCTTTTGTAAAATCATTTACTGCACCAACTACTCCATAACTTGTATTGCTTTTATCATAATCATGGAAAGCCATTATACCCCCTTTAACTAATTTAGGTAGGTAGTAATCAATGTCTGTTCTTACCCCATTGTATGTATGGTCACAATCAATATAAACTAATCCAAGTGAGTTGTCGGGTATATGCTTCGCCATCTGATATGAAAACCCCTTCAACATTACTACACTTCCATCCTTAATTTCTTTTTTAAACTTCTCTCTTGTTTGTTCTTCATTAGACTTGTGCCAACTATCTTCAAAAGAAGCACATCCTGTAATAAAAGGTACTTTTTGCCATATATCCACCAAATATAACTTATCCAATCCTGCGTTCATTAATTCTTCACTAAACCTTGATTCCGCCACACCTACTTCAACCGCAACTAATGGAAGGTTACGTTCTTTCAAAAGAGAAACTAATTGAACTCTATGTTGTACTATCATATACTTAATTTAATGCACCATTCAGGAACTATATCTTCTGTGTTACAATTATCCCAATTAGGGGTAAACCAAAAATCGGGGAATATTACTTTTTTATCTTTGTTTCTATTCATCCACATTGCAGCCCAACTAAATGTACTTGCAGAACAGATTTGATGTTCACAACAACTTAACTCTACTGCATCATCTACTTCACTTGTATTGCTTGAAAACTCTAATCCTTCAATACCTTTTAATAGTTCTACTGCCTTATGTATCTCGTCTGAAAATACCTTAAACTTATAGTTAGGGAACATTGCCATTGCTTTCTCGTAATATTCCCTTGTAACTAAAGGGTGTTTCATTCTTAATTGCTCGTAATCCCCAAACCTGCAATGCAATCCAACAAAATTATCTTTCTTTTCGTATGGGAAGTTCAAAAGGTAAAGTATTTCATCCCTATGTTCTACAAAGTATTTTTCTGTCTGTCTGTAACCTTCGATACAAATGTTTTTATGCCTCCAACTTTCTTCAAATGGTAATGGTTCGTAGTTGTGCTGTCCTTCCCATAAATGTATTGTTTCAAGTGAAGGATTATAATTTGGATTAACTAAGTGCAAAGCGTAAATTGGATTCCATTGTGGATTTTCTGAATGGGATGGTACTGTAAATTCTAAGTCATGTTTAATTGCATACGATAACATCGTACACGCTTCCATGAACCAGTTCCCAAAACGACCTGCGTTTGTAAAAGTTACCATAACACAATATTAACTAAGTAGTCTTATCTTTTCGATTAAAATGTCCTTAAAATTTCCTGTTCTTGAATTATTTATCTTGTAGTGCGAACCGTCATGTACTAAATGTTGATACCTTAACCCATCAACTATATGTATTTTACCCCCATTTAAAAGCCAATTATAGTTCTGCCAAAGGCTATCAGAAGTTACAGGGTCTACACTATCATTAAATGCGTTAAGATAAAATTCTCTGTTTACAAAGTAGTTTGCACAATTAAGACACGTTTCGAGCATTGGCTTATCTATGTATTGGCTTATGTTTTCTTTGGTTATTACTACACCACTATAATCTGTGTATGAAAATAAGGGCATTGCCCAATCGGGCATTAATGCTACGTTTTCCTGCCATTCATACTCATATATTGCATCAATGTATGATTTATCTATGTGATTATCGCTATCCAGTAAGATGCAGTATTTGTTGGTAGCAAGTGTTATTGATATTGCTTTATTTACAAAACAATCCATGTTATGACCATTACGATGCAGTTTTACTTTTGGCATTGTATTAGTTATCCGTTTCAGGTCGTTGTATATTCCAATATCACTTGCATCATCTGATATTACTATTTCACTTATCCTTTCATCATCATACACATCTGCAAATGATTTTAACAGTAGTTCTAAACGATTGTAGTTAGTTAAACAAAGGCTTATTGTTCTCATATTATTGTGGCATTTCTGCAAGTTTTTGATAATATCTTGGGGTAATAAAAAAATCCCACTCAATAAATTGACCGCCTATTGAACTAATTCCTGCTCGTTGTGTTGCTAATAAAGGGAATGTTATGTAACAATTTTGTGCGGGCTGAATTTTATCTACTATAAAATTATCTATCGGTGCTTCTAATCCTAACCCAATTATTTCTTTCATCCCTTGTAGTGAAATCATCCATGCGTGTGTAGCAAATGCACCGTCAAGCTGTAAAAGATTTGCAGAATATCTACGCTTAAAACCCCTTGTGCATTGTGCGCCAAGATAGGTTATCCAATAATTATCGGGTAGTTGTTTTATTACTTCCCCCATAAAACTATTGGGGTTCTCATTGAAAACTACGTCATCTTCAAAAACTAAAATATGCGAATGTTTCTTTTCAATAGATTCTTTAAATATCTTTTCTACCGTTAAACGTAATCCTTCTGCACCGCCAATTTCAGAAGTCATTCCATCCACTAATTCAAAATCTATTCCGTACTTATCCATTTCTTCTGTTACCTGCAATAGACGGTCTAAGCGGGATGGAAGATTAATAACAATTATTCTATCGAAGAAATCAGTCCACATAAATATTAAGCTGTTTTACGTTGGGGGAAAATATCGGTTATGTTCATGTTTTTTACTTTTGATTTTCTTGAAAGACCTTTAACAGCTATAAGGGCATATCCAACCGCACATGGTTCATCGAATTTTTCTGTATCCTCTACTTTAAATCCTAACCATCCTGTATCTTTTGTAAGCAATGATTTAAACCTTACTTTGGTTATATGCTCATTTATATATGCTTCGGTATAGTTGCAAATTGTTTGGATACTTGCGGGTGTTGCTACTATTCCCGGCTCTACTTCTCCCGGCAACCACGTTAAGAACTTAGCACACTCCCAATCAATAAAATCATTTTTCCAATGGTTTACGTTACGTTCAAATAAAACTTCACAACCACACCACCATGCCATTTTCAAAACATCTTCATTAGCCAATCTTGTACTTTCTTCTCTGTGAGCATATTTCAATACAAGTGTATCGTCAAATTCGCTTGGGAAAATATCGTCTGCTACCTGATATACAAAAGCGGCACAATTTGACCTTCTTTTATCCTTTGTTTTGTCGTACTTAAATGGGTCACATCCTATCTTATATGAAAAATTATTGTTTGGATGAAACTTACCGCCTCGTTCAAATACTTTATTTTCTTCTTTTGGAAACCACCCAAATACCTTTTCAAACTTTCCTTTGGGGTTAGCTATCCATTCTACCTTACTTGGTACATATTTCTTTTGTCCTGAAACTTCTTCTACTTCTTTTTTTACTTTAAATCCACCAACCCAAACTAAATCTCCACGTTCTACTATGTTTTTTGACCACGATACAGTATCTAATTGTGGGTTTATTAATTCAGGATTATATAATGAAAATGCACCGTCAACTGAAAATGCTTCTTTAAAGGTAATTGGTTTTTTTCTTTTGTAAGAAGATAACCCACGTAAATCCCCTTCTTCTTCCAATTTTCTCCTACGATTCATTACATAGGTTAAAGCACGTTCTTCATCAGGGAAACCTTGTTCATCAAAGTACATATACTTTGTACATGGTTGGAATAGCGTGTAATAACCGCTTGTAGTCATTCCGTTATCATCCCTATCTAACGGGTTGCTTTGTGCTGTAAATTCTTGAAATTCTTCATTTTCGGTTTCATCTTTCTCTACCTCTACGGTAGTGGTACTCATGTGAAATCCTCTTATTTCACCTTCAATTTCAGTAGCTTCCCTTACTACTCTCATTCTCTCTTTAACGCTTACTTGTCGTCTTGTCTTTCCAGTTTCATCACTAATATATGTGTGCAATTCAGGACCATCATAAAAACCTTCTTCCGAAGTACCAACATCTATAAAAGAATCTAACGCTTCTTCGGGTTCTTCATCCAATGCCGATTGACCTCTACGGGATGTCGCAAAAAACGATAGGCTTACAGAAGGGTCGTCACCTTTCATTAAGTCATAAACTGGTCTATAAAAATGCGGCAATTTTCTCCACGGACCAACCATTGCTTTTTTAAACATGGTTTCGCCATCTTTGTCCGTTTTAGATTGTAAACCGCAATGATGGTTAAAAAATCTTGAAGTCCTTTCATACCCAATACATCCGCTTCTACCTGTCTTACCTGATTTACGTTGGGTTATTTCATTTAATCCTAAACATCTTGGGTCTTCTTGACAATAGGCTGCAACATAAAATGTTTCCCTATCGGGTTCACGGTAATCCATGTACTTACCCTGATAAATCCACCAATTATAATACAACCAATGCTGACCTGTCATGTACACACATTCGTTCTTATTTAGGTGTTTATTCCATCTCCAAAACCATACACCACATAATCTTCTATTCCATTCTTTTTTTCTAAAATCCTCTAAATAATAGTCAACGTGTTTTTTATTTATCTTTTGTATTTGCTGCTCTCGTAATCTTCTTTCTTTATAATCAGAAGGTAGGGGTATTCTAAATAACCTTTGTTCGGTGGGTATTTCGCTACTTTTTAATACATCTGTCTTTTTTATCTCCCCTGTCATTACATCTTTACCATACCCAATAGGGGCTAATTGACACTTGAATATAAATCCAAATGAATTATCCTTAACCTCAAATTCAGAACCACCCTCAATAGGAAAAAACATATATTAAAACTGCTTTCGGTTAGACAATGATTCAGGCGAAACTGGAATTTCCTCAATCTTCTTTTCTTCACCTTCCATTTTCAAATCAACCTTTAAGTTGTTTACTGCCTTTATTTGGTCGGGAAGTCCTTCCCATAAATCTTTGGCATTTTTGTATGTAATTGTGTCTGCTTTTTCATCAGAAGATATTTTTGACTTCAACTTGAACTCTCTTAAAAATTCAGTTTGCTGCTTCAATATATCTACTAACACTAAGTAAGCGTCTTTAGTAGGGTCAAATTGACCTATACCCATACGTTTCTCATACTCTGCTATCTTCTTCTTTAGTTCTTCTATTGATTCCATTTTTTAATTTTTCGGTAGTGCGTGATTTAAGATTCTTTTTTTTACTTTATCTTCTCTTTTTTCAAGCAATTCATTGTTTGATAATTTTGTGTTATTGTATTGTTTATATTTTTCTTTGAATTTTGAAAATCCCGCTTCTTTAGCTTTTTTATAAATAACGCTTAGTGCATCTATTTTATCATCGTCATTAAGTTTTGAATAAACGTTATTATATCCGGGTATGTATGCTTTATCATAAACAAAAGGGGATATTAAACTTTTTCTTGCTGTTCCTATAAAAATATCTAAATCTCTTTTTTGTTCTACTGTTATTGGTACATCTTTACCATTTACTCTTACTTTATAATCTTCTACTGTTGGGAAAAATTCGTTTCTACCTGTTCTTTGTTGGTCGTCATATAAAATAGCACCGAATTTATTTGCATGACTTTGCTCAAATCCTAACATCTGATTCATTACCCCTTTTACGCTATTATCATTTTTAATTGGTTCTCCCCACATTGATATTTTTGATGTTGGATAACCTGCTGCCCATCTAACAAATAAGTTTCTTTGCTTTTGGTTATTCATTATTTGGTCTACTAAATTATCTGCTTTCAGATTTGATTTTTCAGGCAAAAGGGCTTTACTTATTGCAGGGAAAGTACCACCTGTAAACATATTAGATACCGTATTAAATGTTTGAGTAGCCCAATAATCGAAATAGCTACCACCTTTTCTAAGTGCATCTATTGTTTTAGCCCCTTGGTCAAATACAAGTGTATTCATTGATGCTGATGCTGAATATTTTAATGTACTTAAAAAGTCGTCTACATAATCGTAACTCAAATCTTTCTTCCCTTTTGCTTTTTTATCTTCAATTATTCTTGCTTGTGTATCAAGTATTGTACCAACTGCACTAAACCAAGATAAGTCTACCCACATATCATCACTACCTAATAATTTGCCTAAATTCAATTCATTGTCTTTCCCGAAAAATGATTCCCCTGCACTTTCTCTTGCTTTATCATCTTCATCATTAGATGTTCTAATTAATCCCTTTTGAGCCAAAGCTACTGCTGCTAATGTAAATCCATATCCTACTACTGCTGTGGCAAAACTTTCTTTTGCTTTCTTCTGATACTCCCTATACCCAACTATATCACCTTTTGAAAGTCTGTTTTTTGCGTATGCTTCTTCTGCTATTGATTTACCTAATGTTAAGGTAGGATTAGCCATTTTAAAATAAGCCCACATAATATTTGCAGGTGTCTTAATAAATGGCAATGTAAGTGCTTTCCCTATTGCCCCTACTGGTTTTATTACTTTAGCAGCCGCCTTATCCTTATCACCTACTTTAGCCCACTCGTCTATTTTTGATAAGAAATCATTTAGATAGTTTTCATTTTGGAATGTAGCTTTAGCACCTGCATCAATAATCCTTTGTGCTACCCCTTTTGATAACTCACCTGCTTGTTTACTGTTTTTACCTTCTTTAATATATTGATTGTATGAGTATTTTTCAGGTGAAAGGATAAATGCTTCCATCTGTACAGGGTCTTTAATATTTAATTCTGTATGTGCAATCTGTATAGCTGCTGCCCCTTGTGCTGCATATCTTGGTGGCTTATCCCCATATATCATACCTCTTGAAATAGCGTATGGCTGCCAACCTAATGTAGCTTGAATACCTTTATCTATTTTTTGTGCCGTAGTTAAAAACAAATCACCCTTTATTGCTGACTTTAAATCTCTTAATGATTTGCTTGGGTTCAATGTACTTGCATACTGATTTTTTGCAAAATAGTCTTTTTCATCAACCCCTTTAATCATTTGATTCCAACCTCTAATTATACCTTCATTATACTCTTTAAAGTATCCTTGTTGTGCAGCCGATAATTCAACTGTTGGTTTAAATAATTTTGTACCAAAAAATCTATTTGACAATACCGAACTATAATAAGCTGCTTTCTCTGATGCAGTAATAACTACCGAAGTAGGGAATCTAACTACTCCCTGATATATTACGTTTTGTGCATAGTTCTTTATCAAGGTAGGAACACCCAATAAGTTTAATGTAGCTATTGATTTTACTGTACCTATTATATCAGGTTCATTATGTGTTAATTCAAAAAGTTCTCTATCAGCTTGTAACCCTGCTTGTTTCGCTATTTTAAATTCTTTTAAAGTTTCCTTTGTTGGGTTATTTAAAAAGTCTAACTCTTTTTGGTCAACTGAATTTGCTTGTTCTGTTAGTTCTTCAATTCTTTTTATGTTTTCGGGTGTTAAATTTTTAATACCCATTACATCAGATACTATATCCTTAAATTCATCGTACTGTAAACCACCGTTATCTATTATCTTTTTAATAGAACGTCTTACTATATCTTCTTTTTGCTTTTCATTCAATCCTGATAATCTTTTCCTAAGACCGTTTAGGTACTGTTTTGCTTTTTTATCTATGTATTCTTGGGAAGTCTTTCTTGCTTCATTGTAGGCTTCCTTTACTTTATCCAATTCTTTATCAAGTTCTGTTTTTTGTTTCTTAGCTTGATACGCTTCTTTACTGTAATCAGATTCTTCAATCCTTCTATTTAATTCTTTTATAGCTGCAAGTTTGCGTTTTATTTCAGATGCAGCTTTCCTTGCGGGTTCTAATTCTTTAGCCCACCTTTCATTTTCTGCTTTGATTTGGTCTTTTATAGACTGTTCTTCTTGGGTAAGTTTTCTTTTATTATTAGGTTCGGTTTCTTTTTCTTTCCTGTTTTTTACTCTTTCTAATTCTTCGTTAAGTTTACCGATATTATCTTCTATTTTCCACGCTAACCTTTCGGCTTCAATTTCTTGTCTTATAGCGGATTCATCTTCGGTAAGTTCTTTTTTATCATCGGTATTTTTTTCACGTTTCTTCCTTTCTTTTAACCTATCTAATTCTTTCTCTAATCTTTTTAATTTGTTTTCGTGGGCAATACTTTCACGCACCGATTTTTCAGCAACTTTAATTTCAGATTTTAACGATTCTATTTCAGGGGTATCTACCTTTACTTCATTCTTTTTTGTTTCAGGTAATTCACCTGCCAATAACACATCTAACTTATCTTTTAATTCAGTTACCCTTTTTAATTGACGGTTTCTTTCAGTTTCAAGTTTTTGATAGTCTTTGGCAACTGCCCTTGCATTATCTATTTCTGCATCCCACTTTTCATTCTCTTTCTCAATATCTTCTTTTAACTCTTTTTCACGTTGGGTTATTTCTTTATCTTTTGCCGTCCCTTTTTCTACCTTTTCCTTTGAACGTCTAAATGTTACACGGTCTAATTCTTCTTCTAATTTGGCTATCCTTTTTTGAAGTGCTTCTTCGGAAGTTGTTTTAGGTGCAGACGTAGCTTCTCTAACTAATTTCTCATTTTCTTTTCTTAACCTATCTCTTTCTTTTACTAATTCAGCTACTTTTTCATTATCCTTAAATTGTTCTTCTTTGGGCTTATTTTTTCTGCCACCACCTTCTTCTATTAATTTATTGTAATCGCTTATTTGTTTTTCTAAATCCTTTATCCTTGCTTCTAATAACTGTGTTTCTGTTTTTTCTGTTTTAACACCACCAGTTTTAAGTCTTTCAGATAATTCTTTTTGGAAAGCAGCCTTATCCCAATTTTCTGTTTCTAATTTTTCGGAAACATACTTTACTGCATCTTGCAATATTTTTTCAATACCAATACCTGCATCGTAGGCTTTTTTAGCCACATCTGCTGCTGTTTTTATTATTTCAGGAACTCCAATGCCTTGTTTCTGTACTCCTTTCGTTCCTTTAGGTGTTAATTTGTCAATCCATTTATCAGCCCAATCGTCTATGGATTTATGTACCTTTTCTTTTTTAGCTGCCCTTTCAGCTACCCTTTCTTCTATTCTTATCTTTTCTACTTCTTCTTTGAGTAATGCTTGCCCTTCTTCACCTTTCAGTAATTCGTCAAATACTTCCTTATATCCTTCTTCTTTATTTTTAAACCATTCTTCAAATTGTTGTGCTTTAGCTTCCTTAATTCTCATTACAAATCCCATTGGACTTGTTTTATAGAAATATGCTATCTGTGCGTTCCATTTACCCTTTTTATTTGATAGCTGTGCATACTCGTAGCTTGTATCAGACCATTCTTTAGCTAATATATCTGCTTCTGCATTTTTACCCTCTGCCCTTAATGCTTGTTCTTCATTAAATATTTGATTCAATGATTCACCATATATAGCAGAACCAACGGATGGGTCTACCATTTCTGTTCTTGCAGCTTCCATAGCATCATTTCTACCAATAGAGTTTATAACCCCTTTGGCTGATTCAGCCGCTTCATATTGATTTGATACTTCATAATCAAGTCCTTTTTCTTTTAACCCATTTTTATATCCTTCGGGTATTTCAGTAGCGTTCATTAGGTGATTAAGTAACCCTAATTCACGTTGTTTTTTAGAACCTTCATACATGAAGGTGTTATCAGTAGGTGGTTCTATTGGTGGTTCTTTTCCGTTGTCAGTTGGTTCTGTAATCTTTCCTTCTTCTGCTGTTCCGCTATTATCACTAAGTTTTTCAGGTTGTTGCTTCTCTGCTTCTGCTTGCTTATTATTTTTGTAATTTTCATTTTTTTCTGCTTCAATTTTTTTCAAGAAATTAGCTGCAACATCATCTTCTTTAGGTTCTACTCTGCCATATTTTTTAAAATGCTCATTTATATCATATTTTTCTACTGCATCTTTGTTTACAATAAAGGCATCTACCCCGTCTATGGTATTCCCAATCACAATATCTACCCCTGCTTTTCTTAATTTTTCAACTGCTGCTTTGTTACCCCATAATCTTTGAGTAATATCAGACGGGTCTGGTTCATTAAGCCATTCACTTTTTTGGTTTCTTAATTTATCCCCTACTATTTTATAAAACTCATTTATGCCATTTTCATTATTCTTGTAATTTTCAGTATTACCTTCTACTAACTTTAAGACTTTAGCACCTTTTTTAATTACAGACGATACTAATACGCTTCCCTTGTCATATCCGTACCCATTATTAGACTGTAATGAATTAAATCCTTCTTGACTTCCATCCTTACTACCCCTATGCAATACAAATCCTTCACCAATATCATCTATATTAATTGGCGTATCGTTTCTATCTTCTACTACTGTTATTTTTTGTTTTATTGGTTCTTTTTTTGCGGGTACTTCTTTTAAAGACGAAGCATCGAAAAATCTATAATCAACTCCTGCATTTGGGTCATTTAATCTACTTCCAACAAACCCTAATTTTTTACCATAATTAGATAATTCTTCCCCCGTCCAATCATCAGTTCCAAATTCTTTTTCGTACCTATCAACTAAGTCAAAATATTCTATAAAATCACCTTTCTTACCGTAATATTTTTTAACATTGTCCCCATGAAACTTAGCATATTCTTCCGTCTTTGTAGTAGATACCCCCTTTGTAAAATGGTCGTGACCTTCACTTTCCTTTAATTCTAATTCAGGATTTTCGCTGCCACGATAATAAACCTGACTTGTATCATAGTCTTTCAATCCCTCTGCTTGCTTGGTATCTTGGGTAGTTTCATTTTTATTTATTAAATTTTCTACTTCTTTTACAAATTCAGGGTTACTTCCATCTGCTTTTGCCTTGTGATATAATTCAGATATTTTATTTGTATCGGGCGATACTATATCTACCTTGATATTACTTTCCCCATTTAATTTCGCTTTGGCTATTCTATGAAAACCATCAACGATTATATACTTACCGTTTTCTTCATAAACTGTTGGGGAAATAACTTCTTTTGAAGAATGACCATTTTTTACATTATCTACCGCATCTGATAGTTTTTGCCCATATAAATTTGTTTCATTAATATCTGCAATAGGTATTTTAATCCCTACCTTTTCTACTTTAGGGTCTGCAAATCCTATTAAATTATTAAACCCTATTTTATCTACTTCATTTATTTTATCTAAAGCCTTTACCGTACTTTCTATATCTTTCAATCCTTCACCACTCTTTACAGTAGAAGGTGTAGGGGTTTGTTCGATTGGTTTAATTGAAATGTATTTCCCCGCTTCTTTATCATATTTAGCATACCCATCTTTAACTAATGATTCCCATAAACCTTTAGCATCTGCCGTTAGGCTACTATCTGATATTAATGGTTTATCTAATGATTTTATTAATGACTTATACGCATCTTTACCCGTTCCTTGTTTTTTATTAAAAACGGTAGCTACTTCTATTTGATACCCACCTAAGTCATTTCTTTCATTTAAAGAAATACTCCCTAATCTTTTCCCATTGCTATCTTTTATTTGATATAATCTATGCCCTTCATCACCCCTTATTTTTTCACTTTCTACATCCCTTTCTATTACATTCCCACTTTCTGTTTTTATTTTATTTGAAGGTGTAGGTTCTGTTAAGGGTTGTTCGGGGTTAGTTATTTCAGGGGATAGTTCTATTGGTTTGGTTATTTGTTCGGGCTGTCCTTGCTGCTCCGCTTCTTGAACATCTTGCTGCAATACCGTTGGTTGTTCAATGTTCCCATCTGGAACTGTTTCGAGTGGAACATTTTCAGTAGTGGAACTTTCTGTTTTTGGTTTTAATAAATCAGTAATTTCCTGTGCTTTCTTTAAAAATGGTTCTTTTACTGCATCGGGTATATCAGGATTATTTTTAAAATCTTCTAATGCTTGCGGGTTGTTTAATACTAAATCTGCAACTGATTTTACATTAGATGCTTTGGTTAAAGTAATTGCTTTGGCAACGTATTCTTGTTTTTTAGAAAGGTCGCTTGTTTCTTTTGCTTTCTTAGCTGCATCTAAGGCTTGTAAGTTTAGTTCTTGTGCTGTTTCGGGTTGGTCGTAAACAGTCTTTATAGCTTCGTGGTCGGCATCTACAAAGTTTGCCATTGCTACACCTTGTCTTTGGTTTTGTGTTTCTTCTATGGCTTTGTTTAGCTTTCTGTGTTGGGATAGTTCAGATGCACCGTGTTTAATTCTAAATGCTGCTGCAATGCCTATCCCATCTGCTATCTGTTTTGCTGTGGCAAACTTACCTTCTTCTGTTAATGAATTTAATTCAGATTGTAATAACCCGTAAGCAACTATATCAGAACTTAATCCAACTAATTGACGGGTAGCAATAGCCTTTGTTCCTGCTAATCCTAATTGCTCTGCTTTTCTCATTACCGCATTTGTAGCCATACCACTACCCGCACCTAACAATGCTAATTCAATACCCGTTTTTGCCCCTTCTGCACCACCTTTTAATCCTGATACTGCCGCTTGTGGTATTGATTTGCCTTCTTGCTTTGCTTGTCCATAATCCGATATTGCACCTTTAGTAGCTAAATACTTTGTAAAAGGGTTGGCTAAAAATGAACCTACTTTCTGTAAAGCACTTGCCCCTTGTGCTACCTTAGTTTCAGGCAATGCAATGGTAGCTGCTAAATCAGGTGCGAATGAAGAAAGTGCTTCTGTAATAGTACCTAAGTATGAATTTACTTTACCTAATTTAGTATCAGGTGTTATTACATTTGAACTTGGTAATGGGTTTTCACCTATGTATTGTTCCGTTTGTTTTTGAAGTCCGTTTAATCCAACAATTAACTTATTCATTGGTTCATCTTCATTGGAAGTTGCTCCACTTGGTAAGGATGCTGATATGGGATTTTGAAGTGTATTTTTCAAATCCGTAGCTAACGATAACCCACCCGAAGCTAATTTTAATGCAGTATTATTAAACTGCCCTAATACATTACCTACTATGTTGCCCCAATGTCCATTTACATCGTGCAACATCCCTGCTTGCATTTGGTCTATTTCCCCACGCTTCTTTGGACTTACTGATTCTGTAATATCTCTATTAAATCCTAATAGGGGTGCAGCCATATTATCAAACTTCTGTAATGGTGTTTGATTTTCAGGTTTGGGCTGTTTATTTAGTTCAGTAATTCTATTAGTTATTTCATCGTGTCTTTGCTGTAATTCGGGTGGTATTTGTTTACCTATTTGCTTGAAAGCATTGTTATTCGTTAGGTTTGTTCCCTCTTGAAATATTGATGGTAATTGTGATTTGGATTGGGAAGTAGGTGTAGTACCATTTTTTAAAACGTTCCCAACTTGATTTTTTTTTTCAACGGCATCAGTAGGTGGCTTCCATGAATTATCATTGGAAGTAGCAATAGCATCGGTTGGTGGTTTCCATTGCGTATCTTGTTCTTCTTCTAAGTATTCTAATTCTGCCATTTTTTATTTCTTTGTATAAGTTTTACCATCTAATCCTACCATTGTTTGACCTACTTTTAATTTAGTCCACGAATCATTCCATTGCGTAGGTGTCATTTTTGTTTGTGGTGCAGCTTGTTGATTATCCTTTTTAGCTGCTTCTCTTTCGTTTTTCCCCTTTGCCCCCGATAGGTTAATTCCCTTTCTTGAAAATACCCCTACTACTTCACCGTCATTATTCATATCCAAAACCCTATAAGAACCATTATTTGCCTTTACTACACTTAATTTATCTATGTCTAAATGGTTATCTATTCCTCTACTTTTATTTACTGAATTAGATAAATATTCTCTTACTTCCGAAGGTGCGCTTGTTAATGGTGCAAGCCCCTCTTTTGGTAAAAAATCTTCTAACTGTTGGGCTATATCATTAAATGATGTTTCTTTTGAACCTGTACTTATATAATTTTTGGTTGTTGGTGTTACTACCTTTTCATCTAAATTAACTTGGTGAGTTGGTAGTAATTGTTGTTCTGCAAATCTATGTCTGAAATTTTCTTTTAAAATATCTAAGGCATGAGAATCTACATTTTGTAACCCTTTTCTTGCTACTTCATTACCCCATTCTTTTATAAAAGATGCTTCTACGGCAGGATTACCAATCATAGCTTGTCTTAATTGTGGAGTAGCTATTTTTATTGGTTCACCTTGTTCTGTCACCATTGCTGCTTGATATGGTACTTGGGCTGTTGGTTTGTCATTTTCATCACCTACTACTTGGGTATATGGTGTACCCCATCCTGACCATTTATTGCTAACTACATTCCCTTTTTTATTTACATACTCACTACCATGTATTGCTTCTTTTGGTATCTCTTTGAAAAATTTATATAGTGGTTCTGTATTATTTACAATGGTTGCAAGTTTATTAGGGTCGTTGAACTGTTCGAGATAATTTACGTTTTGTGCTATTAAATGTGGGTCTTTAAGTCCTGAATAATTTCCCATTTGGTCTTTATCGAAGAAATTATCTTTGAACTGCTGATTTGTATATTCGTATGTTTTGTTTAAATCGGTATTGGGTACTGTTTTATTAAATTCTGTAATCCCGTCTTTTATTTGTTGTGCATGCTGTTTTGCTAAGTCACTCCATTGAGAAACCTTCCCTATTCTGTTTTTAATGTATTGGTCTACAAATGCAGGGTCTTTATCTAAAAATTGAAAAGAATCATCATGTATTGATTTTAGTTCTGTACCTATTTGGTTATCAATTATATGGTTAGGTGTTTCAAATTGTTTTTGTGCAGTAGCATCTTGTATTTGCTTTAAATTAAACAGTCTGTTTCTATCTGCTTTTTCTTGTTGGGCAAGTTGATTTCGTTGGTCAAATTCAAACCTTCTTTCAGATAAAGCATCTTCACGCTGTTGCCTTCTTTCTTTAGTGGCTGTGTAATTTTGCAAGGCATTACCAATACTACCGAATTGACTTGGTAGTTCTATATTGGCTTCTGCTGAATTGTAATCTCCTGCCATTTATTTTGTTTTAAAATATTTGTTCTTGAAGGTAAATTCGCTTGGTTTTATAAACCCTGTATTCATTTGGTCTGCTGATAATAAAGGATTTTGATTACCCATAAATTGTTGTGGTGCTTGTGTTTGCTGTACAAATCCGCTTGACATTGCAGCATTTTGTGTTACTTGGTTTTTGCCTAAACTATTTGGCACACCACCTGCAAGCGATTTCATTGCACCACCCCCGCCGCCAATCCCTGCACCTGCAAATCCCAATGCACCCGAAGCTACATCACTAATACCACCTACTATGTTAGCTGTACTTGCGTTTTTAAGTTGTTGTTTGGCTGCTGAATCTAATTTGTATTTATCGAATTGGTCTTGATAAATGTTTTGGTGTTCTTTGGTAAGTTGGTTGTAAGCGTTCTGTACGTTATCAAGTAACCCTGTTTTATATTGTCCTTCCTGCATTGCAAGGTTATTTACAGAACTATCGGCTTGACCTTGTGCTGCTGCCCCTAATGCTAATGCTGTTGAACTATCTGTTGCGTTTCTTTGGATATTGGCTATTTGGTTTCCTTGTGTGTTTTGGATACCCCTACTTGCGTCTGCTGCACCTGCCATTCTACCATTAAACATTTGCTGTGCAAGTCCTAATGATTGTTTTGCATAGGGGCTTTCTGTATAGGCTTTGTATTGCGGGTTAATTTTATTAGCCGCTTTGCCCTGCTGAATACCGCTATATATTTTTGACCCTGCACTAAGGGCTGCACCGCCTATCGCTATGCCTACGAATGCCATTGTAGTTTATTTATGTTGTTATTTAATTCTTGCAAATATTCAGTATGAACATCAGTACCCGTTAATTCATTAATATGTGGTTCTAATATCATACTTTCTATTTTATCCACTAATTTACGTTTTTCTTCTTCATCCCAATCATTTTCTTCGCCAGTAATCCAATCTAAGGGGTGGAACGTCTGCCAAACACAATCTTCCAATATAAATAATACCCTTCTCGTTCCTGCGTTTGTTACCCCTAAATAGGGTGCTTTTATAGTAACCCATTCCCCTAAATCAATTTGCACATTTACACTTCCCAAAGATACACAATACGGGTGAGTTGTATTATGAATCCTACTCGTTAGCAATGTACCCTTTGGCATAAATATCTGCCTTACATACATCTTAGGGGTAAATACATGATTCAATGGTAAATCTACTACTTCATAACCATCTAACATAGCCGCTTCCAATTCATCTATTTTGGCATCGTTATTTCTGATTATTTGGTTCATTTATTGACTATTTTGGCTTGTCCTTTTGAAATAGCCCATCCGACATTTATAGCGTTAATATAAATTAAGGATGTGTATGCTTGCAATTCGATTTGTATTTGTGGCACTTCTGACTGTACAATTTGACCAATATTAAGGTTCAAATCGGGGTCTGAACTACCCGTATTAACAGAAAGCCTATCTCTTAAAAACCTTGCATATTGTACCCCTTCTTCTGCCCTGTAATCACTACTTGTTAAATCTGTAATTTGCGTCCATGGGAACGTTGAATAAAGCACCGTAAAGTCAGGAATAACATTACCCTCAATAGACATATCGAACATATCTTTTACTGCCGAAGGGGGTAAATTATTGGTGAACATGAATCTTACGGGATAGTTTGTACCGTAGAATCTGTTGTAGTTGGTTGTATCTGCATCGTGTATGTACATTAACCCTGCTTTGAACCCATACATCTTGTCCCCTACATATTCGCTCCATTCGGGTAGGTATTGAAAACTTTCTTTCCATTTGTTGTTTATAAAGTCAAATGTCATTGTTTTACCCAATTCATCATAAGCATCAAATCTATTTACTATTGAAGTAGCATAAGATGGAACACTTGAATATGAAGGTAACGTAGCTGCATAGTTTTCATAGATAAGTGCAGGCAATACCACTTGAACCCTTTTATGGAATGGGTCAATCATCATTGAAATATGGTGAAACCCGTTTATATTATCCAAATTACCCGTACTTGCTGCTGCGTAATTCTTTAAATATCTTTGGAAGAAACGTGACATTTTAAAGCTACTTATAGGGAACAAACCATTGCTTGAATACTGTGTTACCCATCCGTTATTTATGTCAACCCAATATACTTCGCCTAAGTATTGAATAACGCTTTCAGGGTTCATTGTACCGCTATTACCACGCAATTCATTTATTGTACCTATTGTACCGTCTGATACCGAAACGAATGTATTTTTTGCAGAAGCAACTATCTGTGTTTCCCCTAAGTAAGCTGATAAACATTCATTATCTGTAAGGATAAGCATTACCGTTCCTGCTTCTTGTTGCTTATTTGTCAATATTAGTTTCTGTATCTGTCCACTACTTGAACCAATATCCGTTTGATTAAGTGGTTGGAATGAACATAACCCATTTGTATTACTACCATTAATATAGGTATCACTAAATGCTACACTATCTGTTTTTATTTGCTGTCCTATATAATCTACTACGTTAAAGAAACTCAAACTTCTTTGCCAAAGCTGCCATCTTAAATCATTTGGTGACATTGCTTCGGGATAATAAATAGTAGATGTGTTTATTGTTCTTGAAATCTTAAAAGCATCCCCTAATATTGTTCCCGAAAGTGTACTGTATGTTCTTGTATTTGTAGTTGGGTTTGTTACATCGTACACACTACCATAACCATAATAAGATTGAGTAACTGTATCTTGATTTGGTGTGTATAGTTCAAGTAAATTTAAAGCACCTGTTTCTATAAACGATAAGCTACCAAGTGTAGCATTAAATGTTATTACATCGGGTAAAAAATATATTAAACTGACCCTATTATATCCTGACGGTATTGTTACTGTAGCAGAAAAACTAACTGTATGTGAACCTGCCGTAGCCGCTTCTGTAAATAATGTTGTTATAGACACATCAGAAATCGTTCCGGGTATTTTAGTACAATAAACGCTAAGTATAACATTAGGGTACGTAATTGGTGTGCCTGTAATATTAAATGTTACAGAACCACTTACCGTAAAAGTCCTTGTTGCAAATGTTAAATTATCTATTATATAATTTGCATCCCCCAAATCAGGTGGGTCTGGGTTAAGTCCTGCTATGGGTGCGCTTTGCACAATCATTTCAACACCATTAACAGGGTTGTTACATACTACTGGACACCATAGCGTATCTGCGGCATTAACTGATGAAAATGGTACTATTGAAAAACTATATGCGTTATTTAATTTTCCAATATCAACTGGGGAAAGAAGAACAAAATTACCCGAAACACCCAATACAGATGAATTGTAGTTTACATCAGTATATCTATATATAATAGCTAAATCACCTTCTGTATAAGTATATCCTATACCTAATGAATTTAATGTAGCTAAACTTACTGCCAATGCTTTTGTAGAAACAGAATTAAAAGTTGTTTGGGTAAACGTATAAACTCCGTCATTATCTTTTTCTGCATAGTACATATCTTGTACCATACCTTGAATAAAGAATGAATTGATAAGGTTTTTAGTCCAAAGTATTTGATAGTAATAAGCCCAATCAGGTATTTCAGTAAGAGCGTTTGTATTACTTAAAGCCCAATTTATTGCGTTATAAAAAGTAGTTTGGGTATATGTCCTAATAGGTATGGTTACAGAAACACTACTTACAATAGCACCACATTTTCTTTTAAATCTATCAAAAAACTGTATGCTTAATCTTATCGTACCACCACTTTTAAAAATAACAGTATCAGAACCCGAAGTACCCGTAGTTACAGATAAGCTACTTGTTGCCATTGGTGTATCATATCCCAACTTATTATTAGCTAAGAACAATCTATTTTTTGCAGGTACTAATGTCTTTGAAGTAAGTGGTACATTACTATATTGAGTAACAGAAGTTACATCGTCTACTGCTACCCCTGCAACGTTATCATAGAATGTATATTGTAATTGTACGTTACCTAAATTATGACTAAAGATAGCTGCTGCATCTGCACTATTATCTTTGTTCCATGATTTTATAGTGAATGATTTACCCGTATTACCATACTTAGCAATCAAATTAACTTGCTGTACTTCATTATCAATAAACTCTGCAAATGGTACTTTTACAAGTATATTATTATATGTATCTGCACTTGAATTGTACGGTACTGATAAACTAAAATCTGCTAATGCTGAATATTGATTATTAATAAACACATACTGATAGGTAAACTGGTACGAATTTAATTTAATAAAGTTGTTTGAAAATCCACTATCCGTTTGTTTAGTTGCCGTTAAAATATAAATAGGTGGACGTACTATAACCGTTGAAGATTGATATTTAATAGGGAAGTAATACGGTGCTACATCGGTAACATAGCTTGATTGATTTGACTTAATCCCTGCTATATAATTAATGCAGCGTGGTTCTCCTAATCCATCAGACCAAAAGAGTAAATCTCCCACAACATACATATTGCGGTCAATCCTATAGCTTTTTGAGAAACCCAACCCACCAATTATCTGACTATCATATACTACCGCATAGGTAGTACCCGCTACCGTATCATACGCATAAATTCCGTGGTCGCCATGACTACAATAATCTGCATAAATAATATAATTTCTTGCACTATCTACACAACTTCCAAATGTAAACATTGTACCATAAGGTGGAAGTTTATTATTTGTAACCTGTGTTGTACCTCTTAAATTCTCCAACCTATTAGCCTTACCTAATTCACTTAATCCAATACGTGCATTTTGCAAATTCGTATATTCTTCTTCTGACAATACATTTAACGCATCATCATTGTTAAAACCACAATTAGGTAGGAAATATTTCTTTGAATTTAACATCTATTTACTTGCGCTTAAACGGGTGTTACGATAAATTATTTGCCTTAGTGCTGTTATTGTCAAATCACTTTTACGGGAACGAAGTATCTTTCTTTGTTGAATATATTTTTGATATTCATATTCAACTTCGCTACGGCTATAAGTTCTATTGCAATTCTTTAACCCGTATTTTATATACTGATTAATTACAGGTAATGCAAACGGTTCTACGCTTGTAACGGCATCAGAATTTCTTCCATCGTCAATCCATTGCAAAACTATTTCAGGCGTTGACATACTTTCGCTTAACTGAATCTGATTTCTTTCTTTTATAATTTTATACGTCTTATTTGTGGGATTGCCTATACCAAAAAATCTTCCCGTTGGCTCACCTAAACTGTCATACGGACTGAATCCATACCACCACGTATTTAGCAACCCACTTATCTGTACTACTGATTGGTCTGTACTATCTGTTGTTGTTGGGTTATCCCACCTTGTAATAGCAAAATCACTATCGTAGTTGTTCAATGGATTAATACTATCGTCTTGTGTTAGTGGTTGTAATTTATCCCCTGATTTTATAAACACCCCCACTTCTTGTGTAAATGTTTCGGGAAGGTCGCAAGCATTATAATCGTTTACGGGCAATATTCTTGTTTGTACAACGTGTAAATCATCTATATGCAAATCCGCAAGGCAGTCAACTGCATGTAAAAGGGCTTGCATATACCAATGTAAGCTGTACCCGTTTTTTAACAAGTAATTGCGAACCGAAAAATCTAAAGTATATAGTGTCATTTAGTTTGTTGATTAGCGGTTGTAAATGCGTTTACCGTTGCTGATTCAGGCTGAACTGTAATAAACTGTGCTACCAACTCATTTATTAACTCCTCCTCGTAAGAGGCGGGAATGGGCAATGGGTCGGTATCACTTAATACTGATAAATCAGAAACAATTAAATCCATGTCTACCGTAGTCCAACCTAATAAAGCAATATTTTGAGTATAATAAACTGTTTTCCCTTTTGGCTCATAACCGACCTGATTAAGTAAATTATTTAAAAGGGTGTCGGTTTTAAGCAAACTTCTTTGTCCAACTTGCAGGGGAATAAAGCTGTTATCGTTATACCGAATATCGAAAACACCCATGTTTCGTGGCAAGGAAATTGGCATAACTGGCAATACCGATTTACTTCTATCTCCATCAGCCGTTACTGCTACTCCTGTATAAGTAGCAAAGCAAAGCCCATCAGGGATAGTTTCTCCCATTTGCATATTTTCAAGCTGTCTTACTCTAAATTTTGAATTAATTTTCTGTTCTAACGCCTTTTGTACGTCTTGCTCTTGTACGGGGGCTGCACTATCAGGATTACCACCATATAGACGATATAAAACTTGGTCGCTCGCTAATCTTTTAGTAAGGCTCATTGTGAATTAGTTTGCTGTTGTTTTAATTGGGAGAACTGCACAACCTCATTTTCAGAAAGATTTATGCCTAAATAAGCCATAGCCCTTGCGATAATATTGTCTATATAGTTATCCTGCCATTCAAGTTGAGTGCTGTTATTTGAATCGTATGTGATAACCCTACCCACTTGCGTATAGGCATATACTGGAACTGCGGGTCTACGCAAATAGTTATAAAATCCTGTTTGGGTTGATTGTGGGTATAGCTGAAACCCTGTTGAATTATCTTCTGCTACTGGATTTGAAAGGCTTATGGCACGAAGTTGATTAGTTAAAACCTTTGCCTTTTCATCCCCGTTTATAAAGTTTATTTGATTTACCGTAGAACCGTAAACTGTAAATGCCCCGTCAAGAAAGTGAACGTAATTGCTTGGGAATGAAACGCTTCCGTCAGATGCACTCGTAAATTGGTACTGAATTATTTTAAAAGGTTTTAAACTATCGTGGATTATTTGATTAATGCCGTAAATTTTGAAGTCATCCTCCATTTTTTCAAGCTGTGCATGGTCTAATGCGTCCATCCCTTCTTGAATCGTAATGAACGACCCGACCTGCTTTCGTATCTGAAAGTCCATGAAATCAAAAATAGTCTTTACAGTCCAAGCCATTTATGTAACAATTTGGCATAAATATACCAAAAAATTAAACACTTACCGTTTTTCTGTAAATTTTCCTTCTTTTAGATAATGTTCATATATTTCACCAATTGTTTTTGTCTTTAACAATACCCATATTTTAGGTTGGCTAATGTTTAAGTATCTTGCCCAATCTATTTGTACCATTTTAATTCCATTATATTCATACCACTTATTCCTTCTCATACCCCTGTCTTGTTCAAATTTAGTACCCCATCTGCAATTACTTGGCTCATAATTCCCATTTATGTCAGGGAATCTATCCAAACTGTGTTTGGGTGACGGTCTTTTTCCCATATCCTCTAAAAAATTATCAAAACATTCCAACCACCTATCGCAAACTTTGACACCTCTCCCACCATAATTTTTGTACCCATATATGTTTATATTATAACACCTTTCTTTCATTTTGCACCATGCCGTATACTCCGAAGTCCTTTCTTCTAATCTTCTACAACACCCATGTTTTGTATTTGATAATTTTGTTTGGTCAGAATGATAGCACCCGCAAGACCTTGTTCTATCTCTTATTAAATTAGTTGTGGCTACAACACATTCTTTACCACAAATACACAAACAATTCCAATGATATTTTTTTGTTTGGCTTTTAGAAATAATAGTTAATCGGTGAAAAACATCGCCATCTGATACGTTTTTTTTCATAAAATAAAAAGGCAGATAATGATTGCGCCATTACCTACCTTTTAAGGTTTCCTAAAAAACCAACATCGTTGCGCAATTACGCTGTTGGCTTGTGATATGCTAATTTAAGATATTTTTTTATACTCTCCTAAAATCCTTTTTTTCTTAATAAGAAAGTATTGCTTGCTATTGTATTCGTATTTTTCAAGGTATTTTTGGTCAAAGGCTACTATTTGACCATTATGGATGTGTTTTGATTCACCAAACGATAAAACAATAGCCCTATCGTAATATCTAACTGATACCGATGAATTTGGTACAGCAAGCCCCATTTGAGAATATATTTCCGATGGCAATTCAGTTTCAAGCGGCTGCATAATTACCCTATCGCCTACTGACTGTAATTCTCCATCAACTATCTTAGCAAATATCTCCGTTGGTCTACATATCCAATAATCCTTTGAGTTTATAGGAAGCAGGTTTTTATACTTATATGCACCCCCACTATCAAATGTAAACTGGCTTTTCCATCTTTCCATTTGTGAAAAACTCCCCTGCATACCTTCTCCTATCAATCGTCCCCTTTCGTCTAAATGACAACATGCGTAAATTTTACTAATTACCCCCGTAAAAGCAACAATAGTTATCATTTCACCACGACCATTTGAAAACCTCTGAAAATCGTCATTATACTTATCAAACATAGAGTGAAATACATGACCAATACCCGAAAAATCACGTTGCCCAACTACCGTATAACTAAACAATACAGTATCCCCTATATTTATTGCCCCTGTGTTATTTTTAGGTATAGAAGCTACTGTTCCGACTACCGTACAATTCCATTCAGGTCTAAATGACGGGTCTATGTAAAGTTTCAATCCTCCCTCTAAAAATATTTCTTCCGTATATTTAGTATCTAACGTAAGTAAGTAATTATCAATGTGTTGTGGTATCATATTAATATGTGCCTAATACGGCATTTTCTTGAAGCAAAAACAGGTCTTTACCATGACTTCTAATATCAGCTACCGCACTTTCTAAAAACAACACCCTTTCGCCAACCTTTATTTTTGTTTCCATCCATTGCCCACTCATTTCATTCCACTCACCATCCCCTGCTTCAATAACAATACCCGTTAATGGCACATTTATACTTTCAGCTTGTATAATGCTACTACCTTCTGTAAGGTTTAATTTACCCGTTTTTTCGATAAGCAGCTTTCTACCAAAGGGCTTAAATTGAAATTTTATTTCCATATATTGTTTTTATTTAGAATAAAGTTGTTTGTAAATCTATGATATTTTTTGCATGACTTTCAACGGAAGGTTCGTTTTTCTTTACTCTGTCTGTTAATTGTCCGTTAGGTATTATAGATTCATGTAGGGGTTTTATATCCTTACCTATGTTCTCTGTTAGTCCTAATGTATCTGCCCATCTTCCACTTTTTGTTTGCATACGTTTACCTGTTTTGTATAGGATTCCTTTTAGTACCATTTCTTTTGTTCTGCGGGATATTTTATTATCATCCACTTTCATAAATAATGCAATGGAATTTATACACCCTTCCCCCAATACTTTTAAAGCATCTATTACCCTTTGATAGTCTTTAGCTAATTGTTCGTTGGTAATGGAATGGTATGCTTCTAATGATGTTTTAGGAACTTTTGCCATTTGTATTATTATTGGTTAATAAACTATGTGGTGTTCTGAAATTAGAATTATAATAATCATAAAATTCTAATAATTTTTCTTCACTATTTTTCCTAAACCAAAGAACCATTTCTTTATTCATATTGCTAACATCTAATGATGCAAACAACTTATTTTGTTCTTTCAGTTTGGCTTTTAAAGAAATTATTTTTTCTTGTAGGTTTGACTTATTAAACCCTTTTAATGAAATATATTCTGCATATTCTCTCTTTGCTTCTATTAAATCCTTTTCAATCTGTGGTAGCTGAATCTTTAAACAGTCGTATAGTGCAGACTTTAAATGGATACTCATGGCTGCTTTCATTTCTGATTTATCTACAAAACGTATTTCAATTATACGCTCGGATAAAGAATCACTCCAACTATCAATTAAATGTTCTACTGTTTCTGTACTCATAGTCTTATTTAATATGTTTAGTTAGTATATACATTGTGTATCCTGTTTTTAAGTAGGGGGGATTAAGTACTATTTTTATATCAAACCATTGTTCTTCTTTATCGGTTTGAGCAATTAATACCCATCCTGAATTATAATCATTCTTAGAAACAAGTATTGATTCATCTTCTAATCCAATAGTTAATACGTCTGATAAATCTACTATTTTGGTCATTGTTTTGTTTTTATTGTTTAGATTAATTATTTTATTGTTTTAATTGGAGGAAGGTTCCCTGTCCACTTGTAACAACTGTTGGTAATACACCGTTCCATTTTTGGGCTTTAATAAGTTCCACATATTGTGGTGAAGAACTAAGTGCCGCCTGTGTTACTTGGATTGCTTTTGCATCAGCCATTGCATTAATGATACGGGAAGAACTATCACCCCTTGCAGTTGCTATCATTTTTTGTGCTTCTGCTAAAGAAGATTGTAATTCCATCTTTGTACGTTCTGCATCTTGCTTTGCTTTAATTTTTGCATTAATTGATTTAGCCAAATCTGCATCGGTTGGTCGTGGTTGAGATAAAATGTTAAATAGGTCAACAATAAAACCTTCGGGATATAGTCTTACGCTTAGGTTTTGTGCAACTTGGTGTTCAAATGCAGGGAGATTGTTTAATATACTATCTACGGTCAAAGTGCCAGATACGTCTTGCATTGCACCTCTAACTGCATTTCGTAAATACGTTTCTGAAATACTTTCAAGATCGTCTGTATTATACTTTAGATAAATCTTAGATGCCTTAAATGGATTAACACGATAGTTCATGCCAACATCAATTTTAAATCCTGCACCACCCAAACAAGAAACAGTTATTTCCTGTCCTTCTGCTTTACCTTCTCCCTTTGCCTCACTCCATACAATATGTTGTTGTGTTGTTGGGATAGTAACAATCTTTGTAGTGAACGGGAAGTACCACTGATAACCCGTAAGTAATGGCAAACTATCAATCCCACGATAATTACCTGAATTACTAATTGAAAAACCCGCTTCGGTAGGATTAATCCTTGTGCATGAATAAAGAAATACCATCAATGATAGAACGCAAAGTGCCTTTTTCATAACTGTTTTTTGTTTTTTTGATAATGAATAAAATAAATAATGTTGTTAGGAACACCATAAGCAATAAACCTATGATATTTAATATAGTATTAGCAATGTCCATAAGTTGGAAGCACCAATACATTGAATAGAAATAAGAAAAAACTATAATAACAAATAAAGAAACACTTAATGCTATTTTCATAAAATTTATTGTTGGATGTAAAGTTAAATATGCTTAGATTAATTATAGATTAAAATAGGCTTAAAAATTACCTTCTAATACTTCCCTGTATTTTTTCATTCTCCCCCGTAACCTATAATTATAATATCTTAATCCACCAAAATACTTAGATGGGGTAATGTTAAGTAGGGTTAGTCTTTTTATTTGGGTTTTGGTCATTGTGTTTTTGTTTTAAAATACTTCACAGGATTCTTGACAGCCATCTAATACATCAAACATTGTTAATTGTTTCAGTTCTGCTTGGGATAATTCTGCCATCTTAAATATATCTATTGTTCCTCTATTGTTTCTGTAAAAGTTAAATGGTGGTAATAAGTCTGTATTTCTTGGGTTCAAGTTACCATATTGTATTTCCATTCGTTTCCACCAATCAAAACTTTCGGGTATCCTTATTGCGTTCCTTGCAAGTCTTGGAAAGTCTTTTTTCCAACAGTTTATGCAATTACCTTCATCAGCGTGAATATTTAAGTCAAAAGATTGTTTACCCCACCATTCAGATACTTGTCTTTTAACAACTGGAAATATTTCAGCAAATGGATATATTATTTTAAGCTTCTCTCTGTTTGGGTTTATCCTTGATAATTCATCAAATCTTACTCCAATAGCTAAATAATAATCTTTCCATCCTACGCTATCTACAAAATCTTCAATACCTAATTTTTTAAGTTGATAAGAACAAAATGGTGCTTCTGTTGAAGGGATACCTAAAATACTAATCATTTCTTCAAATGGCTCACCGTTCCTGCTTGCTGTTTCGTATGTTACTATTTTATGCCTTACCGACCACCCTTTTTCAGAATAAGGTACACCATTTTCATCTTTACATTTAGCCTCCACCCATATAATGGGTATATTCCATTCTTGGCTACATTCGTCTACAAAAAATAAAGTTCCTTCTGCTTCAAGTCCTGTGTTAGCAAATACAACCAATATCTCCCAATTATGCCTGTCCTCCCATTCATTTAATAACCACCAAAGCATATAAGCAGAAGTGCGACCACCTGAAAATGATATAACTAATTTTTTCTTCATTTACTAATTTTATTTATTAAGTAGTTGTATTTGTTTCTTGGTCATTGGTTAGTTTGTTGGTTGATGTAGTTTTCCATTTCTTGTATGAACCATGACTTTCTTTTCATGTGCTTATGCCAATTATCATCCCTATCTTGTCTTTCGGTTTTATCTTTTATCCATTCATCTTTCGGTATCCAGTACATTGTTTCGGGTTCTGTTGGTTCATCATCGTCCACTTCTATTTCGTTTTCTAAAATATACTGTTGCCGTTGGCTAAAATATCTTAACCTATCTTCTAAATAAAATGATATAACATCATTGTCAATTTTAATTGAAATAGACCTACTATCCCAATCGTTACCGTTGTTAAATTTTTTCATAATTAAAAAGGCATATCTTTTGTTGGTGTAAAATTACTTGTGTTCCATTCTTTAAGTTGACTACATTTTAATACTGCCTTATGTTTTAATCTTTTTGTCATTCCATCCCTATGTTTAGCTACTATTTGATAGCATAAGTCTTTTGTGCTTTCTCCCATTTCATCTACAATATTATCGGGTTCGTAATATTCAGGTCGGTGAAGGAATGAAACTTGATAAGCAAGTTCTTCAATGCTACCTGATTGTTTCAAATCTCCCATGTTTGGTTCTTTTGTTCCCGACCTACCTAATATCTCTCTATTCATCTGAACATAAAGGATAATTGGTATTTTTAATTCTTCGCAAAGTGAAACAAGAATATCTAAAATATAATTTACCTTTTGTGTATCTGTAAAATACTTGCCTAATTCATCGCCTACTTTAAGTATTGTTAGGAAATCAACCAATACACACTTTACATTATACTTTTCTACCCACAACCTTATTTTGTTTGAAATCTTATTTATATTTCTATTCTTATCAATGTGTAATTTTAAGTTCAATGTTTCGTTCATCGCTAATTTAACCAATTCTAATTCTTCATCTGTTACCCACGCAGGGTTTTTCTTCCATAAATAGTTATCAATACTCATAAGGTTACAGCCAATACGTGTAAGTAACTGCTCATTACTCATTTCACCGTTTATAATTCCTATATCGTATTTCTTACCCATCCTACAAGCAAGTTCTGTTAAATGTACGCCCTTACCCATTGCAGGGCGACCTGCTACCACATATAACCCATTAAAAAGCGCACCGTTTATTTCATCCCATTCAGGCATACCTGTATAAACTTCATTAACCGATTCTATATTATTTCTTGCATTGTGAACCTTAGTATCAAACCTTTCAATAACTCTCATAGCTATTGTACTAAGTTGTGTTATTTTAAGTTCACTAATTATGTTATTTATATTTTTTATCTCAAATCCTGCTTCATCCAAAACATTAAAAACATCTTCTGAATCTTCATAAGACTTCCAAATAATATTTTGTGCATACGTTATCAACTTACGGGATATGCTTTTTTGCTTAATAATTAAGCAATAGTTTTTAATATTAGCGGTTGAAACTACTTTATTGGTAAGTTTTGTTAAACCAAATAACCCACCACTATTTTCAAGTTGTTCTAAAAACAATAAACGTTCTGCCACCATTTCTATATCTACTGGCGCAAATTCAAATACATCACAAATAGCCCCAAAAACTTCTTGATGTGATTCTATATAAAAATCTTCTACCTGTAATATTTCCTTGACGGTAACAATAATAGAATTATCCATCATCATTGCACCCAATACCTGTCCTTCCAAATCTTTTGCATTTGGGGGTACTTTGGCGTATATTAAATGTGATAAGTCTTTCTTTTCCCGCATCGTTATTTTCTTAAACTTTGTCCATTAATTACAACTAATTCGCACATTTCTTTTATCCTGTCATATACTCTATTGGATAAATAATTTTCCATTGTAGGAATGTTCTGTGGATTATTTTCAAGCCTTGCTAATAAATTGGTTGAAATATGTGTTTTATACCCTTCATTACAAAATAGTTCGTATCGTTCCATTAATATTTCAGAAATAACATTAACCGTATTCCCATACCTTTTTACGTCTGAATGACTAACCCCCACATCGTCAATATATAAATCCATCTTACAATCGTACCCGTAGGATGCTTTTATGTTTGAAAGCGTAGTTTCATCTAACATATCCCTTAAAACCGATGCTGAAACCCATTTAAAAGCCCTACACGAATCTTTAAACAACTTTTGATATATACGCATCATTAATGACTTACCTACCCCTATTGAGCCTATAATTAACAAGCCCTTTGTTTTACTTTTCACATCCAACCCCGAAGAAAGGTTCTCATACACAAGCCTATAGCCTGTTAATAAGGGTTCTTTATCAATGGAAAACCCATCAATAAACTCATTACCTATAATTTTTATAGCTTCTGAACCCCTCATTACATTTGCTGATTTTCGTAATTAATATCTTTTGGTACTTCTACTATACCCGCTTTTACCGTATGACCATTGCCATTAACTTTCTTAAAATATTGCAGGTTTGAGATAATCTTGCTTTTCCAATTATTTATTTTATTCCCGTATCCATCCTTCCAACCCGCCGCTACCCAAGCATCGTATTTTACAGAAGCCCCTTGTTTGTGTAATTCAAAATTTTCACTAATAAAAGCACACCTTTCCTTCACGTATTGCATAAAATCTTCCTTTTTTGGAATAGCCTTACTTTCTTTACTTTCATCTACTTTACTATTATCTACTTTACTTTGCGGTATTTCTGCTACAGAAACTCCGTTTAATACGGTATTGTTTGGTACAAACTTACCGTTCTTACGTTGTTGTTTCTTGCTATTATCCTTACTCTTACCCCTTTTTTCATATACGGGTTTCAGGTTTTCATCAAGGCTTTCTGAACTAATAAACCCTTCTTTTAAGAATAAAAGTTCCAATTTGATGCAGTAATCAACCACCCACCGTATTGTTTCTACAGAAACCCCGAAGTCACCGCCAATTAGTTCAAATTCATCCTCTGAATATTCAAAAACATTGCCATCAATACCTGTTAGGTATTCCAATAACATTGACCATAAAGCATACCCTTCTATACCAAACTTAGTACGGATAGCCTTAACCTTTCTATGGTTACGCATATCCCTATCGTGGGGGAAGTAGTCGCAATAATTCTTGACGGGACGAGCCATGTGTAAGCCAGTATATAGCGTTAGTAAAAAATAAAAAAGACCTTACTTTTGGATAGTAAAGTCGGTGTTTAGTATTGTTGAAAGGGCAGAAAGTTCTGTTTCTGTGAAGCTATCTGTGGTGTATATATCCTTCTTTTTACGGGTAAATTGGGCTTCTGACATACCACAACCCATTTCCCTTAACTTGCTTACAATCCACATTTGACTGCGACCTTCCCTTGAACGGTCAATTTTTTCTTCTAAAGTGAGTTCTATTTTATCTGTCATTTATGTAACTATTTTTGACAAATGTATAACTTTATCTCAATAACAAAAATTTTTCTTGCAGTATTTTAAGGGTATTTTAATACATTTGCTTTAATAGGTTTATTAGTTTTACAGTTCAATTTTAAATATATGCGTGAATTAAAGTTTCGTGGTTGGTCAAAAGGTAGTATGTTTTATGACCTTCAATCATTTGATAATAGTATGTTCTGCTGTGATTTAATGAGGGATGTATGGCATACAGGAGAGGTTATGCAGTTTACAGGATTAAAAGATAAAAATGGCAAAGATATTTATGAAGGAGATATTTTAGAAAGAGTTGGCAGTAAAGATATTTTTATGACGGGTAATAACTTTATATATGCAGACCCAACAATGAAAACAAGGGAAGTAGTGGAACTAAAAGTATCGTCAAATGAATTTGGTAGTACCTATTTCGGCTATTCATTAAATACCCAAAAAACATATAGCGAAAGAAGTAAACCTGCAACGTATGAAATCATAGGGGATATTTATCAAAATCCCGAATTAATAACCCACTAACCCACACACCTAAATAAAAATAAAATGGAAAATAGAAAATACGGATACTATTGGGTTAAATGGTATGAAGAATGGGTAGTTGCATTTTGGGATGAAGAAGATAAATGGTGGGATGTAATAGGTTCGGATGAATGTTTTATAGATATTCATTTTGAAGAAATAGATGAAACACTAATAACCCGTAACCCATGACAGAAACACAAAGACTACTAATATAAAATAAAAATATGGAACAAACGTATAAGCCAACAGTAGAAATGTTACGGGAGGATGCTTTGCAGCATTACGATAAATTGGCTACCGAAAATCATCATTGGAATAGTTTTGTTGTTAAGGCTATTGAGAGTTATACTCCATTGGATGACGAAGAAAGCTATTATCTTAAACGTAAAGAGATATTAGACAAGTTTACACCCGAATTTGCACAAAAATATTGGCACACTTCTCCCGTTTTTAAAAGAGTAATGGAAGAACTTATGCGTAACAAAAGCCCTTACGATATAATACAAATTCTAATTGACGGTCAAAAAGAATTACAAGATAAGTTCACCGAATACATAATGAAAGAACCACCACAGCCAATTCACGTTTTCCTGCCACCTAAAAAACCTACAAGATGGGAACGTTTCTTAAAATGGCTAAATAAATAATCAATGACTAACCAACAAAGACTACTAATATATGAATTAGCTAAGAGGTTAGACTATGTAATAATAGTAGGTAGTATTCATTATAGATTTGTTGGGGATAAATTATTTAAGATATGAAGTTTTGTAATTTTAATGGCTGCAATAATCCCGTTTTTGGTAAAGGGTTTTGTCGTTCCCACCAATATAAAAGGGAAGATTTTGACCGTAGAAGTATTGTACAACGTGGTATAGATAAGCACAAAGAAGAACAAAAACGTAAGCCTACCAAAGCAGGTTGGTTTGATGTAAAAGAAGCATTTGGATTAGTGGAAGAACCTAAATCATCTGTAACATCATTCGTACCGCCTAAATGGATGGAAAATGAAGCTAACGATATAAAAGCTGAATTAAAGCCATTTGAAGGTAGGGGAGAGTTAGGCAGGTGGTTTATTGAACGAAAGATGGAAATGACAGGCAGGTGTATGCACTGCAACGGGGATACAATGATATTGAATAAAGATGCAGATTCTAAATTCCATTATTCTGTTTGCCACATCCTACCTAAGAATTTGTTCCCTTCCGTATCTACGCATCCTGATAATTGGATTGAATTGTGCTACTATGGAAAATCTTGCCACAAGAATTTTGACGACCACATGATTGACATAGTAGACTTAAATTGCTTTGGGATAGTGATAGAAAGGTTTGTAAAGATATACCCGTCAATAGCCTTAACAGAACGTAAAAGGATACCGCCTATACTTATTGAATATTTAAAAACTGAAATGTAAACTATGGCAGGTAAGAAAACTTATACAGAAACAGACGAAAGACTTGTATGGGATTTATTCTCACAAGGGTTAATATTTAAGCAGGTAAGTGCTGAATTGGGTATCCCAACTGGTACTATTTACAGACTACTTGAAAGGGCAACTAAAAAGTGGGGTACACCAAATCCTTAAGCTATGGAAGTATTAGAAAAAAAGCAAAACAATACTAAGTCAATACATACAGGTGGTGGTAGTATAAAGCCTGTAATAGAGTTTTATATAAATGGTCAATTAATTAAGAGATTAGAGTATAGAAGTGTCAAGGAAAGACAAAAGTTTATAGATAGCTTTAAATGGCTATATCCTGCAAATGCAAATCATCAATGTTCATTTATCATTAAACCACATTGGGAGTTATGGCACTCAAGAGAACCGTTAGAATTGAGCGAAGAAAGAAGTTAATCCGCTTAATTTGCGAGCAAAAAACAAGCAAAGAAATCGCAATAGAGATGGGTATCAGCAAGCGTGGCGTAGAAACAATGCGTAATAAAATAATGGCTGAAACAGAATCAAAGAACGCTGTGGGTATAGCTATCTATGCAATAAAGAACGGAATATACTACCTTAACTAATCCCCCTATACATATAGCAGTACAAAAAGCCCCGCTAATCAATATTAGACGGGGCTTAACCTTTAACCAAAACACCAATGAACAGACTTTAATATCTTTTAATATTACCCAAACCTAATAACTCATTATTAACATGTTGTAATGCTACTAATCTTTGTTGTAGACTTGTAATAGTATCTGATTGTTGAAATATTATCTTTTCTAAACGCTCTATTTCTTCTTTATCCGTCAAATAATTCTTATCCAGTACACATATATTACAGGGAAACACTTCTGCCATTTCATCTAACATACCTATTACGGCTTCTTCCCTATATACTTTTAAATCATTTCCATTACCATCAGGGAAGTCTATGGCTACCTTTTTACTTAGTATTTCGGTTGTTTTATTCATTTTTTAATTTATTTAGATTCTCCATAAACTTCACCCCGTACTCCGTTCCTAAGATTATTTCTTGAAGTACATTGGTGTTATCTTCTTTGTCTTTTTTGGCTATTCGTTTGAGGATTTCCATTTCTGATTCGGTGAAGAAATAGCCTTCAACTTTTTGCAAGTGAGATACGGTATCAAAATCAATCCCATTAGAAACAGATAATTTAAACTTCGGCAGTTGATGCCTTGTCATTTTTTCTGAATATTCAAAAGGGATATATACTGTTTGCTTCATTGTGTTTGGTTTATTGGTTATTAGATTGTATTTCTTTTGCTTTGGTGAGGATTTCTGTTTGGAATAATTCGACATCCGATGACATTGTAACCTGAACATCTAACCACTCAATAAGCTGATTCAATCCATCATTACGGTGTAGTTGGGCGGAATTTATATGGGCTTCACGTTTGTGCGCTTGTGAATCATTGTATCTTGCTGCTGCTCTTGTACCTATATTAGCATCAGCCGCCCAATTATCAAACGGGTAAAGTTCTTCCGCTTCTCTCACCAAACTACTATCTGTTACTTCCTTTTGGGATTCCATTTTCTTTTCTATATAGGTAAGTCCTGAATATAGATGGTTATTCACTTCTTCCTTTTGGGATGGGTGGGTATTAAGTTCTTCCCATATTTGAGTTACTGTTTTTTCTTCCTCAATAGGTAATGGCTGTTCATTTTGCCATCTTTGGTAAACAGAAATTACTTTACTTTCTTCCATTCCGCTATACCATTTAGCAAATTCTAATGTTTCTTTACTGGGCATCATGGCTGTTAACTCTTTCTCTTGTGGCATGGGTTCTTTTGGTTTTAATTGCAATCCTTCTTTCCCGAAAAATTTAAGGTTGGCATCAAGGCTTTTATATTCTTCTTTAGTGATTTTAATTACTTCAATACCTTCTGTGCTATTACCTGTTTTTATTTGCTTATTCATGGGTTAGGGGTTAAGTAGGTTAGGGTTTTCATAGATGTTCCCGATTACGGTTGCGTTACCATTTAATACGGCATTACTTCCTGACCATTCTTTTATACAGTCAATAGTAAATGAACAATACTGATACTCAATAATTCCGATACACCTTTCATATTTACCTATACTAACCCATTTTTCTGATTCAACTATATCCCCTTCATAAATCTCTTTACCGTTCTTGTCGGTTAAGCCGGTGAATTGCTGAATTACATACCTACCATCAATTTTATGCCATTCATCATTTTCTGAATTATAAACTTGCCCATTTTTTGATAATAGCAATCTATAATACGGTTCTTCTGAATAAGAATTATATTTTTTATCCCAAACTCTGAATTTTATCTCTCTCATACTTTTGAATTAAAAGTTAATTACTGTTATGGGTGGTTAGTTAGATTTGTTTGGGAAAATTTCATCTAATTTAATATCGAAGTATTCACAAATGTCTTTCATCCAAAAACAGAAGTATTTTTCTTTCATAGTACACTTAATACCTTCTTCATCCAGTATTGATACTCCTAACATTTTATTAAAATCTTCAATATCCCATACGGTTACAAAGGCTATTACATCTTCATCATGCCAATGATATTCAATTTGGTTATCATCTACAAACTTGTACAATTCAAGACTTGTCATATTTCGCTTTTTTAATTGTTTAAAATAAACGGCATTACCCTTTGTGGTGTGAATGATACGTGCGCTTGCCCCTACGCATTTAACGTGAAGGAAGTATCTCTGTATCTAACCTTGTGAGTTAGCCTTGTCATTCGATTTTACGAACTTCACACACATCAGGTAATGACCGTTATTGTTTGCTTTGGGTAGGTATTGATTAGTTGCTCATACCCCGCATCGTTGCAACTTCGAGCATTACCCCTAACTACTGCGTACAAAATTTTGCACCCATCACAAACAACTATTTAAAAGAACATCAACCAAAGATAAAACCAATAGTTAGTATTATATATTATATTGGTTAGATTTAAGGTGATTTTAATTTCGTAAGGATAATGGTCGGGATAGTTCGTTTTCATCCATCGTAGTTAACCCTAATTTACTAAGCAACCCATTTATAGAAACAAGTAATTCATTATCAGATAGGTAGGATAAGTCACCATTGTACTTTGTTTTATTGCTTTCTTCATACAATTTTTTCAGCAACGATTCATAATTATCCCTTTTATGGTAATTGACTTTTCTTTTAGGGGTATAGGTTCGGGGAATAAAATTTGTATTTACCATAGGTATTTCTTTATTTAGTTGGCTTGAAAAGTGGTAATATGACGTTGTAGGGTATTTCTGTATGCTTGTTTTTGTACTTTTTGTTTGGGTTGTATTTGCCTACTTTTTTACATTGAGTTACAAAAGTCCATAAATCATCATTTGTTTCAGATAGTCCATTTTTATGTATTTGTAATACTTTGGCATCTTTTACAGTATAATAGTCTTGGCTAAGGTTAAATATCTTCTGCTTATATCCGTGAAATGTTGAAATATAAACGTGAACAAATAAACCACCTTCCAATTCAGCCCAAAGTCTACGTTCCGTTTCTTTTTGTAAATGTATTTGTGCCATGTTTTTATTTATCAAGTTTTAGTTGAATTACGGATTTTAATTCTTTCAAAAAATACTTCCCAATCATATACCTAATATTACACCAATATGGCTCTTCTGACCACCTCCCTTCTTTTTCTAATATTAAAACCCATAATTTCATATTTTACGCTTTATGTTCTTTAATTAAGGTTATTTTAGTCGTTTTGGGTTTACATAATTTGATGTAGCCCCGTTTCTACCCTTAAATAAATCGGAAAGAGAAGTCGGTTCGTCTGTTTTTTCGGGGTTTCTTTGTTCTAAAATAGCTTCTTTTTTAGGTGAAGTATTGTTTTCTTTGATTTGCGTTTTTAACTTTTCGGTTACGGCAGGTGTTTTTTTAAACGTTTTTTGGTGCAGGTCAATCAACTTAATAAACCGAACTTCTGAAAGATTAACTTTCCCCGAAGCTGCCTTTCCCAAAGAACCGTTTGAAAACCCCAATCCCTTTTCAAGTTTTTGAACTGACCAACCACCGTTTTTAAAATCGAATAAAATACCTTTTACTTGTTCTTGCATAATTAGATTATTTAGAACTCAAAAGTATATCGTATTTTCTAATTAATCTAATAAATCTAATTAAAAAGTCCTTAAAATCTAAATATTATCCAACAATCTATCCAATACTTCACTTACTTTTTCTTTGAATTTGGGTATTAAATGGGTGGGAACGTAGAAATAGACTTGTTTGCACTTGGTTTCGGGTGTTTTTGGCTTTCTCCCTGCACCTATTCTTGCACCACCTTTCTTTTTAATTGGCTGATTTTCAGGTTGTTGTTCTATTTTTTTCATTACGGTAACGGGTTTAATTTAATAGAGTAAAAGTATTTAATACCTCAAATCTACTCCATTGATTTCACACATAACAATTAAAATCCCCTTAAAACTGTTAAAGCTACGTTAATCAATAAACCACATATCATTCAATAAAACACCCCAAAAACAGAAGATAACCAAACCCTGAACACATTACCCCAACCAAAGATTAAAACCCCACCATAAGCCTAATACACCCCAACAAACCAAATAACCCCCTTTCCCCTACCTATCATT